ACTCCACCAACAAATGTTGGAGTTTTAGATCCAACCAATGTTGCTCCACCTAGTTGAGTAGATGAAATTAAATCTGCTGACAATAGATCAGTATATGAAGCGCCACTTGCAGCAATATCTGAGATTGGTTTACCTGAAGCATCTACTGCTTTCAAAGTAAGTTGAACCTTTTCTCCATTAATATAAGACGTTTTATCAAATGCTAAAGTAACAGATGACGCTACAGAATTTCCAATTGTAACAACTGCGCTAGTAGAAACTGTAGGACTTGTTGTAGCATTTGCAAATGTAATTGCAACATCTCCAGCAGCAACTCCGTTGATAGCAAAATATGCTACTCCACTAGTAGTTGTTGTTGAAGCAGAAACTGTTGCTACAGATGTAGATGCTGATGTAGCATAAACTGTAGTTCCATTAGATACTGGATTGCCATTTACATCTTTTACAGCAACTGCAACACCATAAGATGTTGAAGATCCATCAGTTCCGTTAGATCCAACACGGTAGACTGAAAAACCTTTTGTTGAAGTATAAGTTGCAGCATCTCCAGCAAAAATAACTGTCTTAGTTGCTAAAACTGTAGATCCACTTGAAATTGTAATTGTTGATGTTCCTGATGTTCCATCTCCAAATACGTTTACAAAATATTGTCCAGCAGTTCCTGTAACAGCACGACCTTGTGAGGCTGCGTTGGCCTGTGTTGTACCAAGACCAATCATTCCTGGACCAGCAACGGTAACTGTTAATGTTCCATTTGAAATAACATTATTGTTTCCATCTTTTGGCGCTACAAGAATATTAGCAACTACATTTGCTGCTGCTGACTGTGCAGTCTTTGGAGCAACAATTGATACAGAATTAGTTGTTGCATCTGGTGCAGCAATCCCTGCTGCAGAATAAACTGTTGTATATAACTGAGATACCAATAAGGTACCAGAAGCCGTCCATGAAATTGTTTTAATTACTGGGGTTCCTGGAATTCCAGTACCAGCAGTAATTGGAGTAACAGTTACTGTAGATGTACCAGCAGTAGGGCTTGAAATAATAAGAGTTGAAACTCCTGCGCCTACGTTGCTAGTTGTAATTTGATAATAACCATTAACTGGCGTTAACAGGGTAGTGTTTGATCCTGCAGATGCAGATACAATTGAACCTACACCAGACAGGGTAACAGTTGCTACCGTGCTTGTGTCTGTATTAATTGTAAGAGTTGCAAAACCACCAATAACCTGAACACCGTTTGTGGTGTCGTACATTGTTGTATTTACAATTGTCGGAGCAGCGTTTGCTGGCGTAGCGACAAGTGTAGTGCTAGTCAAGGCTGCAGCGATGACAATAGCAATTTTCTTGAATGAATTCATTTTTCTCCTTGTTTGATTATATTAAGTTAAAGTTATCTAAAAAACCCTTAACGTCGTCAGGAATTTCTCGATTACTCAATTCTACCATACGTTGCTGTTTCTCTGCAAGTCGAGTTGCAGAACTCCAAGTATGGACATCTATCTCTGTATTATTAGTCTTTGCTGTGTGGGATATTGCTCCAAATACCGCCCCACAAACAGCATCGGCTAAATCTTTTGATTTTTTTCGTGGGTGATCAACCCTATTGCCTTTCATTATTTTTAATTCTGACATTTCTTCAAGTAAAATTGGAATCATAGGAATGGCAACACGCTCTTCATAAATCATCATTGCTAAATCTTCATAATGTTTTTTAGCAACCGATACAGTTTCTGTTCTAATTCCAACAGCCTGCAATTCATTTTGAATATCAAAAGATTGCCAACGGTCAAATGAAACCATACCGATATTAAATCCTTCTCTACGAAGATTTATAATCCATTGTTTCACTTCTGATAAATTAACTGGTCCTTCTGCTCTTGGTTCCCACCAGGCAACAGCATCAACAATAACAATCGGGGCAACCTGTTCATAATCTTTAATAACTTGAATGTTTACCCATTTATCTACGTGAGCAATAGCAACAGCACATTTATCGTGTTTTTGTGCAAGGTCAGCATGAATATAATATATTTTATCTGGATTTGGTTTAAAAGTTTCATCAAATCTTCTAAAATTATCTAATGGATTTCTTGTATTCATACATTTTTCTAATTTTTCTTTTTGTTTAAAAAATGCATCAGAAGCAAATGTTGGAACACAAGCAAAACGCATCATAGCATCACCAAGATCTGTATAAAATGCTAACTTAAAATCATCAATTTTTCTTGTTGGATTTACTTCCCATGTAGGTCTTTTAAGTGCTAGAACTCTTGGGACCTTATAAGAAATAATATGATCTTCTTCCCAAACAATTTCAAATTGATTACTAGGATTATCATGAGGTAAGTCTTCATTCATAATAAAGGTATGTCTTTTATCAATAATTTCTTTTTCCATAATTACATCATCATATCTTTTTGAAATAAAGTCACCTTGATAACGAGGGAATGAAAGAAGAACAACTTTGCCTAAATCTGGAAAACGAGAATCTACAGATCCACGAAATGCTTTATAAATATTTTCTGCAGTTTTACCCTGTTCATTACCAGTACCAACTTCAGATGCAAAACCAGAAATTTCATCAAGTACTGCAAGCAATAAGTTTAAACCTTCGTGAGATTCTCTTTCTGAGTGGCCAGAATAGACGGTAATTGATTTATCAAACTCAATGCTGTCAGCCTTTGCATTATACTTACCTGCAAACCATGGAGATTTTTCTATCTTAGTTTTAAAACCTTTAAAAAATACATTCTTTGCTTGTTGTGCGTTAATAGCAACGTTAATTAAATCTATTGCATCACCAGAAGGTTTGCCAAAATATCTTGCTGGATCTTTAAGACATAAAAGTTTATATACTATATATGCACATGCTACTGTTGATACAAAGTCTTTTCCAGATCCTTTGCCAAGTTGAAGGATAATCTCATTTTTAGTGTATTTATCGTAATACCTTGCTCCTTCTGGTGATCCATAAAGTTCTTGCAAATCTTCTTTTTTATATATCTGACTCATTGCTTCTACTATGTCATACTGAATTACTGACAAAGTTGGCTGACCAAGATAATCAGATGACTCCACAAATGTTTTAACATCTACTGGTTTTTCATTAAATTGATTTTCTTTTAATACGTCTAAAAAATCATTAAACATCTTGGACAATTGTAATCACTTCGCCTTCTTTTGCAATTTGTGAAAGTCTATGCATAATTAAATCACGAACCTCTGGATGTGTAGAAGCAATCTCTCTAAGTATTTCAACAAGGACTTCTTGTCGTTTTTCAATTTGAATCATCTCTTCAGCAAGTTCTTTATTTTCTAATAAGCCAGCCTTTTGAAGCATTTCAATTCTAGATTTTTCAATATCCATAACAAGTTTAATGGCCTGAGTTTTTGCACTAAGGTTATTAGTCATACTTGATTCATCAATTACCTCATAAGCCTTTGTGATAAGTTTAGTGTAATGAGTATCTGCTCCAGCAAGGGCTTCTTTAGCACGAGCACGAATCGCATCATTTGCAGATGCCATAACTTTCCACTCATTGATCAATGCAACAACACGAGTACGTGGAATCTCTAACTCTTTAGAAATTTTTGTTGGATCTTGACCTTTAAGATATTCTGTAACTACCTTGTTAACTTCATCAAGATGCTCAATTAATTCTGTTTCAGTTGACATTTTTTTCCTTTGCTATTTTAAGCAATACTAAATATCCAATAAGATCATCTATGTCATTATCTCCAACATAATCTGTACCTTTCATAAGTCTACTTAATTTATCATCAATTCTTACTCTAAGTTGTTCTACTGCATCTGCCTTGCTAAAAATTCTAACAGGATCTAAAGCGGAATCTCCGTATGCAATATTTTTATCAATAAGCATTTGTGCAATTCTATGGCATGTTGACCAAATGTAACTACCAGATGGGGCACTAATAGAGTGAAGGTATAAATCTTCACATTTAAAATTTTCTACATCTTTATATACTGGTTTTAATTTCATCTTTTTGATTTCCTTAACCCAAATTTTGCAAGGTATACATAGATTGTTTCTATGCTTGCCCCACATTCTTTAGCAATATCTTGTGGAGATTTTTTATCTATAAGATATCTCTTACGAAGCCAAACCTCGCTTGTATACAGTTTACCAGCCATAATATTATTTGTCAACTTCTGCTTCAGAAATGTCATAGTCGTATGCGTTTGAGTCTTCTAAAACCCATTTATCGTAACTCTCAACATCCCATTTGTTTGTATTTATAAGTCTTTGTATTACTAGATCTTTTTTTGTTACAAATGATGGTTCATTTAATCTAATGCGGTTATTAGGCTGTACCGCAAAATTTCCATCATCCCTTTGAATAACATGACCACATTTATGTTGACCTGGGCTTTCTGAATAACCATCATCTAATATATTACTTTCTGGATTATGCCAATCTAAAGTAAATAAATATTTTCCACTAATGTTATTTTTATTTCTATCTATGTATGACATTTTCATGTTGCTTAAGTTTTCAAACTTTGTAACTGCTATGTGTGGACTAAAAGAATTCCAAAGTACAAGGTTATAGATTGGTTCTTCAGGAACCCCTGGTTTTGTGCAAAATGCATTGATTGGCATTCTCCACCAAATTCCCCCGTCTTCCATTAAAAAATGAAATAAAGGACTTCTGCTTTTAATACTAGACACACCAAAAATTACACATGGAAAATATTTATCATGACTATCTTCTTGATCTCTTAAAAAATTACCACGGACATAGCACTCAATTGGTGGTATGTTTGCATTTAACTCTGGCATTATTCTGTTCCCCCTATTGCTTTATTCCAATTATTAATAGCCCAATGGCCGATGCCACAAGCATCAGCAACGTCATTATCGTTAACGATTTTATTATATTTAATTTCAATTAATTTTATTGTCCTTTCTTTTCTTATCTGCCGTTCAAATGTTTTATACCAAGAAATCGATTTTCCAGGGTTTGTGAGTCTAATTTTTAATTGCTCTTCTTTGTTTAATTTTTTATTTCCTAAATAGTTTTGCCAAGTAATTGGGGCTACTGTTCCTATTTGTTTTGTTCCAGTTAAACCCGCGGCGCCAAGTAGTGCACCCTGAACTAATGCAAGATCTGCAGCAGTTTTAGGACTATTCATAAAGACTGTATGTTCAATTACTATTGCTTCAAATCCACCAGAGTATTCAAAAAATGCTTTTGTTTTAGCACAAGCATCCATTACTTTTTCATAATTTGTATTACCTTCAAATTTTATTTTTCCAATAGTGCCAAGTTTTTTGTTTTCAAACAATGCAAAAGCAAGACTGTTAGTACTAGCATCAATAGCACAAATAGTTTTAGGTAAAGATTCTATGCCCCATTTATTCTTGTTCATAATCAAAAAATCCTTTTATTTTCTTTAGCATTTTTAATGTTTCTTTTTTGCTTATATTGCAATTAGAACAAAATCCAGAATCATTATAAATAGAAAGTTGTTGATTACATCCACCTAAACATTTTCTAACTTTTCCAATTCTTTTTTGTCTACGAATTTTATTATATTTTTCTAAAATTTTAACCTTTGTAGCAGATGCTCGACACTCTTCTCCGCAGTAAATTTGATAACTTACTTTAGGATTAAACTGTTTGTCGCATTTGTCACAAAGTTTCACTTAATTCCTCAAGAGGTTTAATTTTTAAAACCCCTACTTCTGCCTCTGCACAGGCTTTTTGGATAGGACAAACTTTACAGATTTTTGAGTTTGCTCTATATGTTTTTACTGGAATATCTCTATCTGTCCAAGCCTTACGAACTTGTTTCATCCAGTCAAATGCATAGTCAATCCAGTTGCGATATTCTTCATTAACTCGTACTGGTAAGGTTAATAACTCATGATTGTTTTTATTTTCATAAATTAAAACACCCTTATCTTTTTTTAATACTTTCATGTACATTAATAACTGCATAAGGTGTTTGCCTTTTGCTTTTCTATTTGCCTTCTTATATTCAAATCCATCGTTTGGCATTGTTTTAATTTCACCAAGGATTGATTCACCTCTATAGTCAAGCATTACATCTCCATAGCCAAAGATAGGAGGATCATCTACTTTAATTGTAAACTCTAATGCTGGATGTTTTTGTTTGCCATATTTACGGTCTGTTTCAAATTCCATATTTTTATCTAAGATGTCTGCTTTAATCATTGCGTCTTGAATTCGGTCATGACTTAAAGAACCACTTGTTCTATTTGCTACACCATATGGATCAGCGTTATCATAAAACACTGCGCCGTCAAAAGCAAGATACCAAAACCTTGCACATTCTCCAGCACCATAAGTAAGTGTTGATGGGGAAAAAGAATACTTTTTAGTAAACTTTGGTTTAATATCTGCTATATATCCTTGCTGAATTGCATCAACTAAGCCTTCTGTATACCCAATATCTTCGTTATGTTTTGGTTCGTCAGATTTAATCATGATTTGTTTTAATAAATTTTTAGTCATTTTTATCCTTTGTTTATGTAAGTATACCAGATTAGCGAATTATGTACTTGAGTGCTGACACTAAATTGTTAATTGATTCTGCTGCCGTGAAATATATGTTTTTCTTTGCTCTATCACTTTTATCGACATTAGCCATCCAGGTTGCCTTAAATGACATCTTTGCTGCAATAGCCTGTAATCTAACAATTTCTACAGTAGCAACATTAAGTGGTATATCTGGTTTAATAATTAATTTAGCAATTATTGTTAAAGCAGTTGTTAACTCTTCGTCTTGCATATAGTCAGCAATTTCAGTTAAACCATTAACCATATCTATAGTTGTCTGTTGTTGTTCCATTATTTTATCCTATCAAATCGTATAAGTAAAACCTTGACAAATTCACCTTTATTAAAAATAACTCTTGGTCTTGAATGATATTGATCTAATCCATTAAATATTAACATAGAATTTTTAGGCATTGAATATTTAACATTATTAATCATCATAGGCCAATCAATATTACAATCAAGTTGATAATCAACAATAATATGTTCTTGTGGACCTGGAGCATCTTTATGTTCTGGAAGTTTAGGATTTCCATATTTTAAATCATACTCTGCATATGATGTAGAATCTTTATAAATATATTGACTAAAACCATTTTCTTTAAGAGAATTTGAAAAAGATTCAATAATATCATCATCTAAATCAAAACAATGTATCATTAATCTTCCTGTAAATTTATTAACAAGTTTAGTTAATATTGTTTTATCTCCATACTTATCAAAATCTCCATCAAATGTTGGTAGTTCTAATATATATTTTGATACCTTTTGATTAATTCTTTTAATTTGCTCTTCTGATAAAATATTTTCAATAACAATGTTATTTATTAATTTATTATTTTCCATAATTTTATTATACACCATCCACTAATTGTTCCAGCATATTCATTTCAATTATAGCAAGTCTTACTTTTGTGTTACCTTCTCCAAGAATTACAACAATGGCTGGAGATTTATCTCTGCCTGCTTGAATAGAATCAGTAACAGCCTTAGCCCATACATGTTTATTTAATGTAAAAGATTTATTTGCTTCTTTAAAATCAACAACAAAATTTTTCCAAGTTGCATCACCTTTTTGAGTATTCCGACCAGAATTTTTATGTTGTTTTGCGCCAATTCTTTTAGATTCACTTTTTTCACTCATTTATAAAATCTCTTTTCTTTCTTTTAGGTGGCAATAATAAAACTTTAGATATATGTTTTTTAGAACACATCCAAGTTGCCTCACCAGTTTCTCTCCAATATCTTAAAGATATTGCAATTTCTTGACAAGTTTTACACGGCCACTTTCCAGGATATACAGTAAACTTTGGCTCAAGCATTAATTATTTTTGCCTTAAGTTGTTCTTGCAAATTTAAATCTTCTTTAACACGATTTATAAAACCATCACGCCCTTGTACTTTTGTTCCATCATCTAATTGATACCATGCGCCAGTTCTATTTAATAAACCAATAGATTCTGCAGTATCAACTAAATCTCCAATAGCATCAATACCAATATGATCACCACGGAAATAAAAATCATATTCGCCAGATTGGAATCCTGGAGATGTTTTTGAAAATTGAAGTTCCCAACGAATCTTACGACCAGTTTTTTCTTCAATCAATTTATCTCCTATTTTAATTTTTCCTTTAATCGCTTGATTATCAGATTCAGAACTGAATAATTTAATAACACAGGATGAATAAAATTTAGTAGCCTGACCACCAGAAGGTTGCTGGCTTGTATACATTGCATTAATATTATTTCTTGATTGTGAAATAAGTACAAGAAGTGTAGGCTTTACTTTATTGTTAGCATAGTTAAGCATTTTCCAGGCATTGCTAAAGTCTCTAGATTCTGCACCTATTTGCTTTGTATTTTCAAGTGCCTTCATTTCGTCTGTATCTTTTTCAAAGTATATAGCAGGTAGCATTGAAGTAATAGAGTCAACGACAATAAGATCAACTCCAGCATTCATAAGTCCAACACCAACATCCACCATATCACTAATAGTTCTTGCTTGTGAGTAAATTAATTTTGTTGGATCTACCCCTAGTTGCTTAGCCCAATCTTCTGAATAAGACATCTCAGAATCAATCCATGCACAAACTTTGCCCTCTGCTTGCGCTAAAGCAATCATTTGCAAGCACATGGAGGATTTAGCAGAAGACTTACTACCCCATATAAGAACTTGCCTTCCATATGGCAGTCCACCCCCTAGGGCACGATTTAAACCAAAACTTGGAGTTGGCTGATACTCAAAAGTAATACCTTCTCCTGTACCAAGACGCTTTCTAATTCTTGGGTCTAACTGTGATAATACATCTTCTACACTAACTGACATTTACATCCTCCATTATTACTGTACCGTCTTTAGTTTTACCGAAACTAAACTTATATGCCTTACCTTCTTCAATGTGCATGTATGCTTTAGGAAATGCAGTTGGAAATACTGTTACCGAATGTAAATCTCTTGCTGTATCTGCTAAAGTTAAAGAAGCCATTTTCTTTCCAGCCTTTGTAATTCTTGATTTAAAAGAAACAACAAACATTTCTTCTTCACTATATGGCAATTGCTTATAACCTAAAAACTTAACAAGTGCATTTGAAGATTCTTTTATTTCATCAACAGGAATTGCAGATACAATCCTATTATCATTAGCAAGAACCAAGTAAGTGCGACCCGTCTCAATAGTTGTTGCTTCTTCATCAAATATACCAACACTCCCAGTTTTGTCAAGAATCTCAACTCGTGACCACCCCTTTCCTCGTTTAATTGCTTTAACCATACCCATTAAAATGTATGATCCCTTTTCTTCAAATAAATCAACGTCTTGAATAAATGCATAATAATGTGAAGGAATTGTTATATTAAACTCTGGTAGGTTTAAATATTCATAAATATTTTCTTTAATTTCACTATCATTTCTTTTATTGTCAGCAAATGTTGCTGCACCAATAAGTCTAAGAGCATTAAGCGCTCTACTATTTACACCATTACCTTTTGTAAAAGTAAATTCTTCAAGTTCTTTGTATGTTTTAAATGGACGAGCAGCAATATATTTTTCAGCAATATTATTAGAAATAAACTTAATTCCAGTTAGCCCAAATCTTATGCCTTTGCCTTCAATTTTAAAATCAAGATCTGAGTCATTAATGTGTGGAAGTTTGATAGGTATTCCCATACGCTTTGCTTCAATAAGATATTCTGTTCTACCATCTTTATCCTTCTCATTTTTAAGAAGAGCAAACATAAATTCAAGTGGATAATAATATTTTAACCACGCCGTCCAATACGAGAGCGTAGAATAAGCAACCGCATGACTTTTGTTGAACGAGTATCCTGCATGCGCTTCAAAGTCATGCCATAAATCACGAGCCTGATTAGGAGCAACATAGGCAGAAGCGCCAGCAATAAAGCGTTCTTTATAAATATCGAACTCTTTTGCATCTTTCTTCTTTCCAATAATTTTACGTACCTTGTCAGCATCAGACATTGACATTCCACCTAGATGAACACAAGCCTGCATAACCTGCTCTTGATATAGGATACACCCATATGTATCATCTGTGAACTCTTTCATAATTTGGTGGGTATAGGAAACATTTTGCTTACCATGCTTGCGAGCAATATAGTCTTTACCAATAGTATTCATAGCACCTGGACGAACAAGAGCATTTGATGCTGCTAATTCATTAAAGTTCTTGACTCCCATTTTTACTAGAAGGTTTGTATATGGTGTTGCTTCACATTGAAATACACCTTTTGTATACCCGTCTGAAAGCATCTCATATACTTTAGGATCTGCCATGTCAATTGATAAAAGATCGATGTCCTTGTAGTGATTTTCTTTAATCATACCAATAGCATCTTTTACTACGCTCAAAGTTTTAAGACCTAATGCATCAATTTTAATAAGGCCAATTTTTTCAGCCTCTTCCATATCAACGCCAACCACAGGAATGCGATTATCGGATCCAGGAGAAGAGCGAGTTTCCAATGGCGCATACCTAAATATTGGATCCTTACTAGTAACCACACCAGCAGCATGAATGCCAGTACCTCTAATACGACCACGTAACTGTTCTCCATAAATCTCCACTTCTGGATATTTTTCTCTAAACCATAATGTAGTTTTAGACGTACAATATTCATCCCAAGTATCGACCAACTTTAATACTTTGTTAACATCTGTTAATGGTATATCTAAAACTCTTGCAACATCTCTTACAACGCCTTTATCTTTAAACTCAAGGAATGTAGCAATAGATGCTACGTGTCTATACTGTCTAACTAAATAATCTTTTACTTCATCACGACGAGTATCTTGAATATCTGTATCAATATCAGGAAAGTCATTACGATCTGGATTAATAAAACGAAAAAACAAAAGCCCATGCTCTAGTGGATCTATATCTGTAATGCCAAGCATATAACAAACTAAAGAACCAGCAGAAGATCCACGACCTGGGCCAACTAAGATTCCTTCTTTCTTAGCCCAATTAATCATACTTTGAACTACAAGAAAATATGGAGCAAATTTTTTATCTTTAATAATTTCAAGTTCTTCATCTAATCTTAACTCATAGGAATCATTTCCTATCCAAGAAGATGTTAGCCTTTTATCTTCTAGTGCTTGCCATGCTAAATCTCTTAATTGTTTATCGGGATTCTTATACTGAACTGGAAGCAGGTTTAGTCCATCTTTAATTTCATAGTCTTCTACTGTATCTGCTAAAAGTATTGTGTTTGAGTATATGTCTGGTCGATCAATACCCTGCAGTTCCATTGCTGTCTTAATTTCTTCATAAGATAATAGATGAATATCAAATTTGTTAAATGTTATTTGGCGATCTTCTCCGTATAAATAGTCAAGTCTTTCCATCATGTCTGTTTTCTTTTTAGACTTTTCGTATGTTACTTCTTTGTTTACTTTTTCATGTGTATTTAAAATTAATTTAAACTCTTGTATTTCTTTTTGCAATGTATCTGAATGATGACAGTCTGGTGTAACAACAACCTTTATATCAAATTCATCAGCAAGTTCAATAAGATATTTATTTATTTCTGGTGTATTGTGTGGCATAACCTCAATGTAATAATCGCTACCAAAGTTATCTTTAAACCAGTTAATGTTCTTTTTAGCAATTGCAAACTCTTGCTCTTCTAATGCTTTAACAATAACGCTACTAGGACAAGCAGACGTTACAATAATTCCTTCTTTATACTTTTTAAGAATCTCAAAGTCAAACCTTGGTTTCTTAAAAAAACCATCTGTCCATGCAATCTCACTAATCTTGTTAAGGTTTTCCAAACCTTTTTGGTTCTTGGCTAGAAGGACAATGTGGTTATAGACAAGATCTTGTTGACCTTCTCTTTCAGACTTATCTCTTTTATCTGATATGTCTGCACACATGTATCCTTCTAAACCAAGGATTGGCTTAATACCCTTTTCTTTTGCAGCACGATACAACTCTCTGTGACCAGAAAGTGTACCGTGATCTGTAATTGCAAGAGCGTTCATACCCAACTTGCTAGCACGGTCTACATACTCTTGTGGAGTTGCTATGCCGTCAAATAGGGAGTAGTGAGTATGAACATGTAAGCCTACATAGTTCATCTATTACCAGTCTACATTGGTAGCAGATGAAGTTGTTGGGCCATCAAACCCAAGATAGAATGCTTCTTGTTCAGCATAAGGAATTTTCTTTAATGCTAACTCAAGAGGATAAGGCTTTATATCTGCCCACTTAAATGGTTCTGTATCTGGTGCGCTAGGAATGGTTGTATAACTTGTTTCAGTACCCTGACCATTTCGCTTTACTTTCCAGACTACGTTTGAGATGCTACCTGTTTCAAGTGCATACTCACGAATTGTATTAAATGCTGATTGCTTGCTAACACCCATTGACCAAATAGCCACATATGGTGCTTCAATGCCATCGTCTACTAGAACATTGCAATAGAAACGAAGACGTGCTCTCCAGCCAGCCTTTGGATCCTTACGATGCATTTCTTCTGCCCAGTCACGACCTTCTGATTCCATTGTATCTACAGCCTTGCGCTTGTAGTCTTTTGGATTTGTATGTTCTTTGACAACTAAAGCAAGGCCACGATCTGCATTGTAGTTTGCAGAGTCCTCATCTAGTTCTTCAATGAAACGAATTTTTGCTGCTTGACCATCGGCAAGTTTAAGCCATCTTACCTTTGGTGAGTTTTCATCATATTTTGGCTTGTCGAGCAGGGCATTTATATTCTTGAGTCCCTTTATTACGCTCATATATTCTCCTTCGATTTGTTATATTAGTTTAGCATAGAGGCTATGGATTTGTCAAACTGAAACTTAATGTTTCTGATTGCCTCATCATCCATGTCGCCTATGTCTTTATATTTTTTATCTATGTTGATTACGGTGACTAATGATCCAAGTTTTTCAATTAACTTATCTTTCATTATTGAGCCAGCCTCATCGTTGTCTGCAACAAGTACAACATTATTAAAGTACTTTGCTAATAACTTAACCTGCGATGCAGATACATTAGCCCCCAGTGTTGCAACTGCTGGGAATCCTACTTGGTCTAGTCTTATAGCATCAAAAGATGACTCAACTACATACACAGTGCTAGATGATTTAATTCTATGTAAATTAAATAATATTTTACCTTTTGGAAGTCCTGGAGTATTTTTAAATTCTTTACCTTCTACAGATCTACCAACAAACCCAAGTGTCATTCCATCTGGGGAATGAACTGGAATAGTAACCATGTCTTGTTTTTCTGAATAACCAAGTCCAAATTTTTTAACTGAATCTTCTGTTATAGATCTACCAAAATAATATCTCATTGCTCTTGGCGACTCAAGTGCTTGATTATTTAATCGTTTAATTAATACTTCATCATATTGAACAAAATCTGGCGGAGCATACATTGCTTTATTAATTACGCTCTCAATGTTAGTTTCTGTTTGTTTACTTTTTATATATCTTGCTGCTTCAAAATAAGTTCTACCAGTTACAAACATTACAAATTCTTCAAGATTTTTAGTTGTTTGACATCCAAAACAAAAAAATAATCCACTATCTTTTGCAATTTCAGCGGCAGGAGTTCTAGTATTATTATGATATGGACAATAGATTATATAATCATTACCAAATTCTGCTTCAACATCAATACCTGCACCACTAAGTACTCTTTGTATTTGTTCTTTACTATAAATATTATTTACCATCTTCGTAATCCTTATATCTATAATATCCTTTATCAAAATCTACTTGTACTAAAAAGTCCCCCATAAAACCATTTCTGTTTTTTCTAAATACACATTCAATAATATCACTATTCGTAGCACGACCCAGTGCCATAACCCAGTCAGCATCGTAAGCAATTTGTCTTGACCATGCTGTTTGACCAAGTGTTGGAGCACTACTTAAGTCTTTAACATCGTCTGGAGTGGCAGATGAAATAGCAATAATAGGAACTTCTTCACCAATAGCCATAAGTTTAAGTTCTCTGGAAAGGTTTTTCATACGTACCGTTTCATTTTCAGATTTTTGATTAGGTGACATAAGTTGTAAATAATCTACAATAACAAAGTCTGGTTTATATTGATCAATTTTTCCACGCACAACGGATGGGTTTACTTCTCCACCATTGTCATTTGAAATAATGTGAAACTCTGGTTTACCTGCAATTTTATTAGCATGCCAATTCTTAAGCATATCAAGTTCTACTTCACCATTACTAAGTTTGCGATGAGACCAAATTCCCTCACCCATAATAGCAAATACACGATTACGAACCTCTGTTTCAGACATTTCAAGAGATATTACTAGGGGAGATTTGCCTTGCTTCCATGCTTGAACTGCAAAGTAAAGTGCAAGCCATGACTTGCCAATTCCAGGATAGGCAAGAAACACACCAAGTTGTCCTGGCATAATTCCAGAAGGTAGGTAGTTGTCAAATCCTGGCAAACCTGTTTTAATTCCAACTTGACCAGTTAATTTTTGTTGCTGAATCTTTTCAAAATATGCAACTGCAGAATCAAGATCGGTAGCATCAATATCACGTATAGCAGAAGTATTTTTCTTTAACTCAGAAGTTTTTGTGATTAATCCATTTAGTGCTTCTGTCCCATTGCCAACCTGCACTTCACCTGCTGCAGATCTTAATATATCTTTAAGGCTATCATTTAAATACTCTGCCTGCAACTCTTCAAGATGATGTTTGGTGGCACCAACGCCATCTACTGGTTGAAAATCTCTAAATTTTTCTACAACTAAAGATGTTGGGGGAATAGATCCATTGTTGTCAAAATATAAACGAATAAAATTCCATACATCGTTATGAGTTCTAAGAAGATTTTCTACGTTAGCCTGTAACAAAACATGCATTTGCTTATCTTGCAATAGTGCCGATATAACTTTTGCTTCTGTATTATTCACTAAGCCACCTTCTTGCTAACTTTCTGCGTTCTAATCTTTCTTGAATATCTTTTTTTGTTTCTATCTTACCACTAATAATTTTTTCTGCATTATATGCAAAATGATTCCAACTAGGCTCTTCGGCAATACTAAAATAATAATCAAGCAAATCGTAGCATTCTGAAATACCATAGGATTCAACTAAAGCATCAGAAGACCATTGCTCTACATTTAAATTTAAAGATGGCTTTTGCTGGTATCTTGCTGTGTGCAATTTACTATATCTACTAAGCAAAGCCATACGGTCTTTGCGTTCAGCCATTATTCTGTACTGTCAGCCTCTGATTGTGCTTCCTGAATCTTTTCTGTTAGTTTGTCTTCAACAAATTTATAGACTCTATTAAAGGCCTGCTCTGTATTTTCACCATCACGCTTAGAGTCAATAACTCCAAGATCAAGCCTTAATGACTGAAAATTACCCAAATTAAGGGTATATCCTAATGTTACTGATACTTTTGTGCTTTCGTTTTCCATTATCCCACCTATTCTTGATTTAAATATTCTCTGACCAAACAGGAATAAATCTTCCATCTTCTGTCTTTGTATATGTAAGTATACCGTTACCCATTCGCCTTGTCAACTCTTGATTTGTAGGCGTCATATTATTTGTTATTAATCCGTCTCTTCTTGGTTGTCCAATATGTATAGATGCCAGTATATCACGAATTGCTTTAACTGTGCTTTCTGAATAATATGATCTTATTTGCCATCCAGTTTTTCCATTTAAAGTAGAACCTATTGGTGGTGGAATGACTCCTCGTTTAATTAGTGTTGGCATATACTTTCTATGACGATTAATTAATTTAGCAGTCTCTGCGACTGTATATGCCCTTTCTCTATTTTTTCTAAAATCAGTTCTTAAACAAGTTTCAATTCTGTCTTTATTAATATTATACACAGAAACTAAACCAGTAGACCTAGAACTATGATGTAACCTTACAAGATCGCCATTAAGAAACCAAATTTTTTTACTTCCTTTTATTACAGACTCGTTATTATAGATTTGCTCATCGATAATTCCTTTTCGAGTAACCATCTACCTTCCTCGCTTTCAGTTGGTGGATGATAAAATTTTCTTAATCCACACCGAACACAATATACCTCTATGTGCTGCGTGGTAGTATAGAGTCTGTCAACAAATAAACGGCCACGGCACTTGCTACAAGAAAGCATAAATAATCTTTAGTTTGGAATACCAACAGCAATTAAGTTAACTGCAAGTGATACATTTCCAGATGCTCCAAACCTTACAAATCCATCAACTTTGGACGTAGTTGGTCTTTGTAAGACAACCGTAACATTTTGACCAGCCTCAGTATTTCCAATATTTAATGCTGTTGCTGTAACTATTGGTGGAAACTTAAAGTCATTTTGAAAAGAATAAGTAAATGCTCTTTCATTACCAGCGTTTACAATACTGTTTGTAAAAATTTCTACATACCCGCCAACAATTCTTGCATTTGATGTTTTTATATTTTCTTTAATTGATGGACCATTATCAATGCTTGTAAAATTATATGCTGCAGAAGAAATCTCTGTAGATAAATCATTAATAGTTTTAGCCAACTCATAAATATATGTAACATCTAATGGTTGTCCACGTTCTGGTAGCGGTATTTTTGCCATTGTTCCTCCTATTTAATTATACCAAAGAAACTATACTTGATTCAAATATAGTCAATTCAGCATTTCTTACCTTATTAACACCTTCAACCTGTATGGCTGCTCTAACATTTGTTGTGCCAGTATTAATAAAACTATATGAATGAATTGGAGAAGTTCCGTGATATGTATAACTTCCTCCATCAAACTTTACAAATATATCATATTTGGGTCTAGCATTTTCATCTCCCCAAATAACTGTAGAAGTGTTGCCATTAACAATTAGTTTACCACTAACTGCTTCTATATTTGGAGCGATTGTTGAAAATATTGGCGACCAATGAGAGTATCTATTTTTATCTTCAGAAATAATCCTATATCTTAAAAAGTATTCGTTATTATCTCCTACAGGCGGTAGTTGATTTTTAGGAATAATTAGTTTTTTAATACCTGCGTCAGACATTAAGAAACACCAACTGCAAATCTAAATTCTACATAATTACTAGTATTAGGAGATTTTATAACTGTTGTTGCATTATCATTTTTAACAACAGAATACCCAGTTAAACCATAAAGCGGATTAACCGTTTGAGTATTTTCTAACCTTAATGCATCTAAAGCAATGTAATAATTTGATGATGGTATTGGTGTTGGTCCACTATCCTCAGAAAGCACGCATGCATAAATTTTAACAACTGTTACTGCATCCCAAGTAAAATTTGCAGTTGTATAAAGTTCTTGTAATTGTTTAGAAATAACAAAATATCTATTTGTTTCAAAATCTGCAATATAGTTTTCTAAATTTCCAGAACTATCTTGATTTATTTCTGCTTCAAATCTTGCAAACTCTCCAGAACCAGTATCTGTTGAAGAAAAATCAATTAAAATTCTAACTGTGTCTGGAATTGCAAAAGAACTTCCATTTTTGCTAATTAAAGAAAATGCTAATCTTAATTCATCTTTAGGAGAATTTTTACTAAAATCAACCTGTGGATTAGTTAAATGTATATGATTTGAACCTGGCTCAATTACAAAATGATCTAACGTTGAGCCACTCTCTTCGCTAAGAGTTATATCTGCGTCGTTTCCTTGAATTAAAATTATATTATTTAAAAATCTACATCTTTCATATCTATCTGCACGAGATGTTTTAAAAAATATTAAATTATCAGCATTTGTTTGAAAAACTGGATTTGCAATTGAAATAATATTATCGTTTTGTGGACTGTCTAATGCGGCAGGAAAAAAAACAATTTCTGCTGCAGAAGCCTCTGTATGATATTGCCAATTTTCTGTATTAGTAAAAGCAAAAATAGTCTTACTGTCATATGCTCCAGCAGAAGGATTTAATCCTGCAGAGTATAAACCTATTTCTGATATTTCATATCTTTCTTCTGTTGGAAGTTCTGCAGTTAAAACAATTTTATCTATACCATTTTCTTTTATAAAACCTTTTGAAGAAATTGGAACTCTAAACATTTCAAAATCAAGATTTTGTTTATTAGAAACATCATTTTGAATATCAAATGTATCTAATGGTTTAGAGCCACACCCAACAGCAATATATGAAGCATAGGCTGGAGCCTGACCAAGCAAATATTTTCCAATAATTGACTTGCCAGTGTCTGTTATCATGATTCATTCCCATCAAGTTGTATACTATATATTGTACCACTTGTGCTTAACTGAACCTCAAGTTGTTCATCATTGTTTAAATTAGTAGCCTCTATAACTAAATTACCCAAGTCATCAACATAAACATTTGTACCGTCTAACCCATTACCAACATTTGGTACTTTTTGATAAAAATTAATAGAAAATCCAGAAAAATACTTATCTGAAGTTTTTTGCAACCCCAAAATATTGTTTGAGTTATATGCTTGTTGTATTGATTTTATATTTTTTATTGGTTGATAAGAAATATTTTGACCATTAATAGTGTCATTTCTTGATATATTAATTAATTCTTGTCCACCAATATTTTCAAAAATTAAATCAGTCATTTGTTCTATTGAAACTGCTTCATTATTAAACAACACAATATCTGGTGTAGCAGTTTTAATTAAATTTGCATTAGAAGATATAAGCACTTGACTAATATTTAATGGAGTATTTGGAGTGGGAGATAAACTGTTTGACATTTTATACCTCGCTTAAATAAACAGTCATGTCTGGGCCATTAATACTTCTTGAATATTCAATATTATATACTACAAACCTATTATTTTCAGAAGATATTAAATTTAAATTATCAGAATTTTTATAATCAATAGTAACAATATCTCCTAATTGTAATGTTGGTATAGCAAATAACTTTAATCCTATTGATTTTTTAGGGGTCATTACTTTATTAATAATCCATCCCATCAAGGCTTCTGCATCATCCTGTGTTTGTATATATGGAGTGTTTATTGAAAACTCATTCTTGCCGTAGATTAATCTACTTAGTTTTATTTGATCATATTTAACTTTTTCAAATATTGGAGAATATGTTAAGGAATTACCCTGCAATGGTGGGTCTGACAAATTTCCACGTTTTTTAAAATATTCATCAACAGATAGTTCATGTGTTGTATCTTGTGTAAATGCAATACCCTGAATTCGTAAATAGTTACCAGTTGTTTCGTCTAAATTAATTGCTGAATCTGTTGAGTTAAAAATTAAAAATTCTGCCCCATAAGAATCTGCATAAAATCCAGAAACTGTATAAGTTTTTATTCTATTAAATGTTGGAGAAAGTTCTGCATAAAGTGCTGGGTATGCACGATCATATTTAATATTAAAATATGCACATTCACGCATAATTGATCCAAATTCTTCAAAATACATATTATATTTAGGAGGTTGTTGTGCACTAATACCAGATAAATATGTTGATTGAACGGTTTTATTCATTTCATATTTTCTAAATGATTCATTAGAACTAACTTCTTTATCTTTAAAAGTAGATAATATTGTATCTCCAGTTAACACACTAGAGTTTTGAGAATAATTTTCTGATAAAGCATATATATTTTCAAACATACACTTTGAAGATCCACGAGTAAATAAAGCAATATTGTTATAAATTGGAAGTGGATCTAGATCATCTACAACCTTAACTATTTGATTATTAATATACAAGAAAAATCTTCTAATATTTCCTATGTCTTGATACTCTACTGATAAATCATATACTGTTGGGTTTTCTTCTCCTGAAACTCTGTGTTGTCCAGTAAATTTTCCATCATCAACTAATATTTGACTAAGTCCGCCCCATAATTTTATTGGAATTGCATTATCCGAAGAATTTTCTTTTTTAATTTTATAGAATATTATATTATTAATTGATATATTAGATTGATTATTTTTATCTAAATTTAAATAAGATTCAACATTATTTTCTGTTAAAGCAACAATTTCAAAATAATACCCATTATTTGTTTCTGGGTTTAACATAACTGCTAAACCTCCGCTACCACCACCAATGTTAATACTTTGATTTGCTTGAACTCCTCCAATTTGATAATATGGCATACTTCCAATAGGTGTTTGACTTCTTATTTCATTATTTTCAATTTTTCCAATTATCCTCATTCTTGTTCCAAAATTTTTATATGCATTATCTAAACTTTTATAAACATAAGATACAAAATCAATTGGAGTTTCTGTACTTTTAAAAGAAGGACCGTTCATAACTAAAGCAGAAGATTGAATTGTTCCAGATTGTGTAGATTTTAGATTATTTACTTCTGTTTCTGTAGAGTAACTAGTAGCCATATAATTTTTAATAATGCTATTTCTAGATGTTTGTCTTGATAAAACATTGTTAATTCCTGCTGGACCAACGGATGTTTGTGGTAGTATTGGATTAATATCTGTTGTAAATAAATATTGTGACTTCATGTTGCATCCACGAACATAATCATTATTAGACCAATAAGAATCTATTCCAGCGGTATGCGATGTTACTGGTGTTCCAAATTGGCCACGACCATGTTCATAAACTTCTCCTGGTTGTAATCTTGTTATAGAGTTATTAGTTTCGTAGTATGGTGTTGAAAAAATACGAATAAGTCCAGTTGGGTATATTTTGCCATTAAAAGGTAATGATGCAAAGTATTTTTGATATTCTTGATTGCTTGAAATCCAAACATTACCAATTCCAGTAATGCTAAATTCTGCCGCATCATATCTAATTATTTCTCCATTAGAAAACAGATATCCTTGATATCTTGTTAACCAATAAACATTTTCTCCAATATCAATAATGTTGTTAATAACTATGCCATTAACCACTGTTGGCAATAAACTAGATAGGTCTGAGTTTAATGGCATTGCACCCAAAACATATTTACTCTGTTTTGATGCTACCTCGTTTATTGTTTTTGTTGAAGTTGTTCCAGACGCTTCCCATAATAAGACTGGTTTATATATCCATGTTTTTTCTTTATCAATTACCGACGATTGTCTGATTGAGCCATAAGATCTTTGAATATATCGAGTTGTATAGTTTATTTTGCCATCATTAAATATTTTTTTATCTTCACTACTTATAGCAATAATATTTGGTATTTTTGATAATGTTTGATTTTCAATAATGCCAGAATTTGATTGATTATTATTTCCAAGTAAATCTATGTCGGTATTACGCATGTCATTTGTTGGCATTAAGTAGTCTTTGCTCATTACTATAAAGTTATTATATTCATCAAAAAACATTGCTGTTTGTGTTGATATTGCAAGTTGGTTTAACACTTCTGCAACATTTTGATCTGGAGCAACAAAAAAATAAGGAATAATTGGATCATTTTCATTATCAACTCTTTTAAAAGAATAATTAGTAAATCCAATATAATCTAACAATAAAGATATGGCATAACTTAATGAAACTTCTGTAACCAGTATTCTTGGAGCAGGCATTGATTCTAAAAAGAAATAAAAATCTCTTAACTCTAACGATAATTTACCTGCGGTTACATCAGATTGTGGCATACCTTCTGAATATAATGTTTTTATTGGAACAAAATAATTTGAACCATCTACATTTAATATTTCTTCATAAAAATTAAATTTAATATTTTTTCTTAAATAATTTTTAATAATACTATTTAAATTATTATAATTAAACGCTTGATCTATATCAAATATAGATATAGACCCAGTAGATGCTAATAATTGTCCAACTGGCAATGATGTATTTCCAAGATCAGAAAGTGATTTACGAACAGTATATTCAATAACGCTATCTGATATATCCGCAACAAGTCTTGGAGACATCTCAATTAAATCAAAAGTAGATTCATTTTTATTCATTAATTCTACAATAACCCTAATTCCACGAATGTATTCAAATTCTGTATATTTAGATTCTTTAGTTATTGGATCAAGAAATGCTTTTGGAGATACAAAATTTTTAACAAAATTTGTTTGACTTGTTATTAACTCAGAACCTAGCGTCCAGCCATATTGTGGAATAAATGTTTCATATTCAGACAAAGTACTATTCCAAACATAAAATACTCCTAGATCTGATTCATTATTTTTAATTAAATATGCATATCCATTTATTGATGATTCTGGAAGAAGTGTTGTAGAATAATAGGTATCTATAAATAAAAAATTTTCTATAAAACGATTTGGAACTATTAAACCATATTCTAATTCAACATAGCCATCTGATTTTATTATTGCACTACCGTCTGGTCTTGTTGAATTTTCATTAAATGAATAAATATCTGTCCAATTATTATTTTTTAAATATTGTATTTTCCATCTTTTAGGAGTTGTTTTATTATTATCTCCATATAGCGGGTCTGGAGTATTTAACGAAAAATTAACAAAATTAGTTAAATCTACATCTCCAACATTTGTTTGCATTTTAATTACAATTCTATTTGCAGGAACTTGTTCTTTATATACTACAAATGGTACTGCATCGTCAATATAATACTGCCCACCTGATATCCTTGCAATACCCCTTTCTAAACCATCTTCTTTTCTATATGAGTTCCAATATTTAAATTGATCATATCTAGAAGACATGTAATATCTTGGTCGTTGTGCTAAAAACTCTCCAGAATTTGCAAGATATTGATTATTATTATAAAAAAATAATGGCTTATTTATTCCAGATCTTGGTCTAAATGGTTTTAAACAATCTTCTAATGAATAAAGCAGTTTTCTTTTTTGTTCTATAGATGTAAATTGTTGTGGCAAATCTTGATTATCTACTCCCCCATCTATAGAAATTTCAGAATTTACTGCATCTGTGTAATAATCTCCTTCGTCTAATTGATCAAATGTTGATGGCAAAGTTTTATATTTTAATTCTGACCCTATTGGTCTATATCTATAGTTGCCAACATAAAAAATATTATCTGGCATATTCATATTCCATTCAGCAATAACTAAAGATTTAGTTTGAATTGTTGCTGATGTTTCAAAATGATTTTTTAGTGTTTCACTAACAAACAACTTATACCTCTTCCAGAGTTACTGAAATATTCCAAAGATCATAACTTGTTCCACCACGTTTAACAACGCTGTAGTTAAAGTCAGAAAAATAAACTTGTATAACTTGATTATATCCACGAAGGTGTTGAAAAGATTCATTAACAACTTCTCCATTTACTTTAAATTCATTATATTTATCATATGACAAAAACATCCAAAAAGGACCTTGATGATTTTCATACCAATCTAAAATTGCTACACCACCAGCACCTCCATCTGCAATAAATTCTTGAGTTTGATTTTTATATGGTGATACTCCAGTTGATGAAAAATCTGCTTTTCTGTCATATGCACTAGATGGTAAATTATTCCAAGAAACAGTCATTGAAAATTTATCTGCAATATGATAGGATCTCATCCTACCATTAATTGTTCTTTCACGTTTTTCAATTCTTTCATTATTAAAAGACATTTCACCCCTATTATGATCTGATAAAATTAAAAATTTATTTACCCCACCATTAGTAAGGCTTGAATGTGCACCTATTTCTTGTCCAGAAGGCACTTGAAAACCATTAATATTTACTCCAGGATTTTCTGACCAAATTATTCCTTGTGCTCTTGTATATCTTCTTCTACCAATTAAATATTCTAATGATGCCATTACAGTCCCCTTTGAGTTTTAATTCTTTGATTATCAATTCTTTTAATCTGTGTTATAACTGTTCTTGCAATATCATCTGCATTAGATTCAGATTTAACATTTAGATTTAAATTATAATTATACACTGAAGATCCACTGTATGAACCATCATTTATTTTATTAAGATTATTTACTCCAAATGAATCAACAGCATTTTTACGAATAACAAATTCTCCAGGGGTTAGCATTGCTGGAATTGTATCACTACCTCTAGAGTATCCTCCAGAAACATAGTACTTAGGAATTATACCGCCCATTGCTCTTGCACGGTACGAAACTGCTGGTGCAATTGGCTTAACTGCAGGCGTTGATCCATAAAGACCTCCCGACAATCCTTGACTATATGCACTTGGAGTTTTTGGAGTCAAAGCAGGTGTTGGTCCATAAAGACCTCCCGACAATCCTTGACTATATGCACTTGGAGTTTTTGGAGTCAAAGCAGGTGTTGGTCCATAAAGACCTCCCGACAATCCTTGACTATATGCACTTTCAGTTTCTGGAGATGGTTTATCTGTGCCTCCGCCTCCGCCTCCGCCACCGCCTCCGCCTCCGCCTCCGCCAGTAGAAATTGTATTAATAATATGAGTAGTAGTAACTGTTGTGTTAAGTTTTAAAATTGTATCTAGCACACTTTGTGCATTAGCCTGAGTTTTTGCAATTTCACTTTTGTATAACTGAGCATCAACTAACTTTAAGTCATCAGCAAGTTTTGTATCTGCCCAAAATTGTCTTTGTTGAACAATAACATCTAAATCTGCTTTTAATTTGTCTTTAGTTTTGGTTAATGCTTCTTCTGCAGTAATAACTACATTTTTTGCTGTTAACAAAGTGCCTTGTTGAATTGTATAAATTTTATCTTCTTCTACACGAATTGCTGCGGTAGCAACTGCTCTTTGTTGTTCTAATGCATAAATTTGTTGTTCAATTGCAAACTGTCTTTGAGCAATTTGATCTTTTGTTAATCCACCTGCACTAGTTACTCCTGCAATTTCAGACTCTCTTGCAGCCTGCAAAGCATCTGTACTTCTTTTCATAGAAGCCTGTGCTGCTTCCGCTCTTGCATCTTGTATAGCCTTGGCTGCTGCTGAAATATCTCCTTGAGTTAAAGCATCTGCAATTGTAAGTTTAGACTTTTCTTGCGCCATAAGATCTTGATTAATTTCAGAAATCTTATTAAGGGCCTTTTCTTGCAAATCATATTTATCATTAATTGATTGTGTTTGTTTATCAATATCTTTTAGTTGCTCAGAAAGCACTGAAGACTCTGCCTGCAAAGTTTCAATTGGTCTATTAAAGGTTAATTCTATATTTCTTTGTTTTTTCTCTATAGAATCTTGAATATCTGATATTTCTTTTTCTATTCCGCTTACTGCTTTTTGTGCAGTTTCTACTGCTGCTTCACCAGTTTTAATTGCATTTCTATATTTAGCCTCAATGCTTTGTTCTACAATATCAAAAGTTTCTTCAATTGATAAGGGTGTTTTTTTAGTTTCTGAATTTACCTGTTTAATTAATCCAACTAAAACTTTCCAATTTTTAGAACCAACCTTTGTTGTTGCTATTGCTGCAGCCAATATTGGATTTTTTGCTGCTTCAAATGCTTTTCCAGCCTCCATTCCTGAAGATTTTAATTTAATGTAAGAATTTCTAGTATTTTCTAATTCTTTTCTTTGTGTTATTAAATCTTCTTTTGCTTTTTGGAATGGACTTTTTTCTGTTGAGCCACCCGAATCTACTGGTTCAAAAGGTTTTGTTACAACATTTTTTGCTATAGCATCTGAAACAATTCTATATTGTTCTAATTCTTTTCTAGCCTTTTCTGCAACTCCTGGAGTCTTATCCATTAAACGATTAAAAATATCTTGACCAACAGATGCATTAACTAAAGCGGCTTTTACAAGCAATAGTTTAGTGTCATAGTCTTTAATCCCTTTACTTGCCTCAGCAAACTTAGGGGCTACATTAAGTAAGATTTTATCCATAAGCAACATTCCTTCAGTTCCTTTAGGTATGGTTGCTGAAATTTCTGCCATTTTTTTATTGTATTCGTCTGCTTTAATTGTTTGATTTCCAAATGCTGAAGTTAAGCCTGTAAGGGTATTTGCAAGTGCTGCAGAAGTAATATTTAATTGCTTTTGTTGTTCTTTTGTTAGAGCAATTGTTTCTGGTCCTAAAATTACTCCACCTCTACCGCCACCAATAACTTTTCTTGTTTTTTTAACTCCGTCTTCAAATGCTTTGTTAAATCCCTCTGTTGTATCTTTTGCTAATTTGACTGCAGCATTTTTTCCTTCTTCTGTAGATAAATCAATTTGTTTAAATTTTAAGGAAACTTCTGTTTTTCCAGCCTCTTCACCCAAGGCATCAATGTATGTTTTTACGGCTTCTTTTGTAAATCCTTGACCACCTAGATCTAATGCGATAGCATTAAAAGCAATTTCTGCTTCTTTTACTGTTCCAGTTTTAATAGCCTCAATATCTTTTTTATATTTATCTAAAAATTCTTTGCTGCCCCTTAATTCATCTACAGCAGTTTGTTCTGTAGCATTAAGTTGGTTGGCACTAACTCTTGCTCCAGATCCCGCTCTTGCTGTTGGTGTTTGACCTAAAAGACCTGCTAAAAACTTAACTTTATCTGTTGTCATAGTCATTGCATCAGCAAGACCCTCTGTTGCCATTCTTTCTTTTTCTTTGGCTTTATTAAATAAATCAAAAGCACCTTTTGCTGTTAATAAACCAGATATAACTAATCCAACTGGTCCTAAAAATCTTCCTATAATTTTCCCAAAATCTAATAAATTTGGAAGTAGTTTTTTTATTCCCCCAGAGAATAACGCTGTATTTAGTCCTGCTTTTTTTGTTGCAATGTTTTGAACTAACAATCCAGCGTTCATTCCTCTTTCAGTTGCAAGTCTTACAATTCCAGATTGAGTTAATAGACTAGTTATAGCCTGTAAAGCAAACATTGCTGTTGTTACTTTAAATATTGTGCCAGACATTTCTCCCAATTTACCGCCAGACATTGAGGCAACACCAGCAAGAGACGATATTGCAAAAGAAGAACCCATTAATCCTCTATCAAATGATCTTAATCTATCGTTCATTGATTTTATGTTTGTTGCAGTTGTTTTAACTCCTGCATTAATTTCTGGACTCATTGGAGCATTTGCTGCTACCGCTCCAATTGTTGTTGCTGGTCCTTGAGGTCTTGTTGCTCTTCTTGTTCCCCTTTGTGTACCGCCAACTGCAGCATTAGATAAATTACTTCCTGCTCTTGCTACATCATCTTGTCTATCTGCCATTCCAACTTCAAGACCACGAGCAATATCTTGTCCAATTTTTCTTGTTCTTCTAGATGGAGATGCTACTTGCGCTTCTTTTTCTGTAGCAGTAATTGCAGATCTTGCACTTTTTATTCCCATTGCTTCTAAAATAGCAGCATCTTGTTTATTATATTTTGCTTGTTGTCCCGCTCTTACTCCAGCAATCATATTTGCACCGCCACCAGTACCTGCAGTCTGTGCTCTTAGTTTTTTAAAATTTATTCCCGAACTTTGAGATAATGGCAAAGAGCGATTAGCAATCTGCTGTTCTAATTTTTGTATTTTTCTTTCTGTTGTTTTAGCAGCACTAGCATCTTTTGCTGGGTCGTATGCTCTAGATCCAAGAGTTTCATAATAATTTCCAGAAAGTCTGGCTCCAAGTCCTGCTGCTGCTGCTTGTCCTTGATATCCTGGATCAGTCATTGCTACTTGCCTTAATACTCCTGCAGATTTTCTAGTTGTAGGATGTATTCCTTTTTTAAGTTTGTCTAATTCTGTTGCAACTTCTTCTACTGATATGTTTAAAGTTTTTGCTGCCTCATCTATGTGTTGATTGTTAAAGTTTTCAATTATCTTACCGCTTTGTTGAATAGTATTAACATATGAATTAACATAGCCTGTATCAGCCTGAAGATTTGCTGCTTTCCAATTTTTAATATTAACTTGTTCTCCAGCAACATTCATAGAATTTACATCTGGAATAATATGTGAAGCCTGTTTTCTTTTTAAATTTGCAATTCTTTCATTGACTACCTTAACATCTGATACAGTTTTGTTTAATACCTCAGAGGCTGCTTTTTCAACTGCTGCAATTTCTGCTGGTAAAGTTTCCCAACTCATTGAAGAAGTCTGTTTGGCTACAGCGTATGGTGCTCTAAAAAGACCCAAGCCTTTTTTGATATCTCCAAGTGGCAAACCTTTTTTAAATCCAGGTATGTTATCTGCAATCATTCCATTGATTAATGGTGCATATTTCTTTGCCATTTCTGCTGGAATAACTGCTTCTCCTGGAGATAGCATTGCTGGAACTATATCTCCCGCTCCTTTTGGTCCAGGAACTGAAACAATACCGCTTGCAAATTTCTTAGCACCTCGTCCTGGCATCATCATTCCAGGATTATTAAGCATAAATGATTGACCTGCTCTAGTAGCACCTTGATATGCAGCAATTAATTTTTGAAGTGCTGCTGTTTCAGCAGTAAAACTTTGTGTTAATCTTGCATGTGATTGGTCTAGGGAGTGTGCAGCAGCGGCTGCTTCAAGTTGTTCTGTGTTTAAATATTGAGTTTGTTCTCCAAGAATTTGTGACTGGCCAGTTAATCTTAAATATCCCTGTCTTAATATCATTGCACCTTTGACTGTGTTAGCCAATAAGTTAGCCAATAAACCAAATGTCATTAAGAATATAGGTCCAACAGCACCTATGCCAATTGTTAATACTGTAATTAACTTTTTAGTTCCGTCTGAAAGATTTCCAAATTTTTCTAATATGCCACTAACAAATTCAAGAATTGGTGTTGCTGCTTCTAGAAATGCTTTTCCAACTGGAACAAGTGCAATTTTAAGATCTTCAACGCTTTTCTTAAATTTATTCATTGAGGAATCTGCAGTCATTCCTAATTCTTGTTCTGATAAAGAAGACAATTCTTCCACTGATGAATTTGCTAAAGCAAGAACACGAGCAGCCTGATTTCCATCTTTTGCAACGTTAGCAAACAAAGTTGACAAACGAGCAAATTGGAACTTGCCAAACATTTGTTCAATTGCTTGTGCTCTGTTAAGAGGGTCTAGTTGATTTAAAGCAGTTGCAAATTCAATAACAGTTGCTTTTAAATTTCCTTTATTTTTTGTAACAATCTCATTTGCATTTATTCCAAATTGAGCAAGCATTGCACTTGCTTTTGCTGTTGGATTAATTAGTGCTGCTAAACCAGACTTAAGTGCGTTAGCGCCTTCTGATGCATTAATTCCACCCTCTTTCATGGCTGTAATAAAAAATGTTAAATCTTTAACGTCGCCACCTAATTGCTGAATAACTGGTGCTACTTTTGGAATAGCGGTAGTAATATCATCAAGAGATACGACGGTTTGGTTTTCTACTGCGTTTAAAAAGTTAATAGAGTCTGCAAGTTTATCGGAAGACATTCCAAAAGCATTTTGCAGTGAAATAGTTGTTTCAAGTGCTTTTTGACTATCAACTTGGCCAAGAACAGAAAGACGTGTTGCTTCTGTTGTTTGACGTTGTAAATCTAAACCCTGGAAACCTGCCGCTGCTGCTTCTGCTGCTAATCCTACAGTTGCAGAAACAGCAATTCCATATTTTGTAAATTGCTTTCCAAGTTCTGTAATATTATCTAATGCTTCTTGAGTTTCAGCCTTTGGTGTAAACAAATCTCCATAAACTTTTTTAAATTTAAGTGCTTGTGTTTCCATGTCCATAAAAGTTTTTGTTGCAGCAGACCCAACAATTGAAAGTGGTATTGTAAAACCAACCATAAGTTGACGTCCAGCCCATTGAGTATTTTTACCAAAATTTAATAGATTAGTAGAACCTTGTTTCATTAATTGATTAAATAATGCTTGTTTTTGTGCTGCAATTGCTGTCTTTGTACCAAAATCTTGCATATTAAGAGTTGTTGGTCTAATAGCAATTGCTTCCATTGCTCCACTAGCATTACGACCCATTTTAATATATTGGGTTTGTAATGTTTTTACACGTTCTTCGGCTACCTTACCAATTGTGTCAAACTCTGATCTAAATAATTTTCCAAAAGTTTTTGTAGATGCACCAGCATAGCGGAAGTATTCCCGCATTGAAAATTTGTTTTTTTCTAAAGAGTTAGTAAATGTTTCTGCGCTTGTTTTTACAGTGCGAAGTTCTGCAGAAAAAGCACCAATTGAGTTAATGCTACCAAGTAGGTTTTTCTGCAGAGATCTTTGAGCAATTGTTGCTGATTCGCTAGATTTAGCAATAGAAGAGTGAAACTGAGATATTTGTCTCTGTAAAGCCTTTAGTTGTGCTAACGCTTCAGACGTATCTATACTTACGCCAATATTAGCATTAACATCAGCCATGTGCTACACCTTCTTTAATATGTAATTATTCTTGTGTATTAAGTATGTCTGTAACAGATGACAAATTAATGCCAGATGCTGCTTCAACAATTTTATACACAGTTGGAAGATCAAGAAGATCTTCTAGTTTTTGAATGTCTCCAGCCAACTCTGGCTTATATTGCTCCATAGCAATTTGCACACATTCAACAAGAAGAGTCATTGATTTCTCATTATCTTCTGCAACCTTAGCCACCCCTTCAAACTTCTTCATAAATGGACGAAGAAGAGAGATTTTTAACGGGCGAACTGTTATTTTTGTTCCATCAATGAGAGTGACTTGTTCATTCTCATGTACTGTTGTCGCCATATTTCCTCCTATAGGTTATGTCAATTATAGCATAAGGAAACTATTTTGTTAGGTCTTCGTAATCCAAACCCATTCCAATACCAAACCCTGCTTTCTGTGCATTTACACCTTGCAGGGCTAGGACATCATTGCTATCACTTGTTTTACCTTTGCTGAATACTCTGGCTTTCATATCTTCCCACTCTTTTTGTCCCTTGCTAGATCCAGACTCTTTGTCTAAGTCTACTCCTTGAATGGCAGCCAAAAATTTTTTTTCTGTATAATCTAACTCTCTACTTATCTCTAATGTTGCCATTAATTCTGGCATAGATAGAGATGTTTCTAATTCTTGATAGTCTTTCCAAATACCCAATAAAAATACTTCAGATTCTAGTTTTGCAAGATCTAAAGTCTCCCAGGTTTGACTACTATCTATTGCCTGATCCTTTACTGGTTCTTGAGATTTTTTGTTAATTCTAATACCTGCAGAAATATCTAATATTTTATATATCGTTGGCATATTAACGTTATCTTCAATATCTTTAACACTGACAGAAATTTTTGGATAATATTGTTTCATGCAAATTCTAACACATTCTACTAATACGCTAATTGCTTCATCATCGTTTTTAGTATTTTTAATATTATTAAACTCTAACATAAATTCACGAAGATATTTTATTTTTAATGGAATTATCTCTAATTCTGTTCCATCAAACAAATATATTATTTGAGAGTTGTATATTGTAGTTGCCATATAAAATCTATTTTACCATAAAACAACAAAGCCCACATCAGAAGACATGGGCTTGTAGAATAGTTAAACTATTAAGATAATGCATCTCCAAAGGTACGATCAACGATCTTACCATATGAGCCTGAAGTATCTTCTGGTAGCAAACGGAATGATACTTCAAACATTGAAGCCTCATCACGCTTTGCTGAAACTGTTACGTTTTCAATTGACAAAGCACGGTATGCTGTGTAAACACGTTCCACGAATGGAGAGTCTACGCAATCACCTGTGCCAGGTCCTACTGCAACAATTCCACGCTCTACTGGACACTCACCGATATCTCCTGCAGATAGGTTTAAAACCTTTCCTGTATGACTTGCTTTGTTTCCAGTTAATTTATCTGAGTTAAGTGCTAGAGCCAAAAGAAGATTCTCAAGAGTAGCCTCAGCAAAAGCAGTTGCAAGATTTACCTGCATGCCTTGCTTGTAAAGTTTTGCAACGTCAAGAATTTGATCAACCTGTACTTCACCGAAGTCTGGTTGGAATTGTAATTCAAGACCATTCATTGTATAACCTACGTTAGTATATGCTGCATCATTTGAAAGTGTTTCTTTAAAAGATACTTCTGTACTAAATGTCTCCAGTGTTCCTGGAGTTAAGGTTGTATCTGCAACAAAAAGTGCAGCAGCGCCAACGATAATGTTGGTCGATGTTCCACGACTGTATGCCATTTATTCACCTCTTTCTATAGAAATAGATATTAAGTTGTTTGGCGTTTTGTTTCCTCATTACTAATTATAATGCCTTTTTATGAGTATCTTTGGGATACCCCGCCTGTATGATAGTCATACTCTATTACAAGTTTGTTAAGTCCAAGGGTTCTAGCAGATGCTAATTCTAGGATATCCCTACTTTCATCTGCTTGATAAACCTTTATGTTATGAAAAAATACATTTTTGGCAATAGTTTCTTCATTTTCATCAAGAATATCATTCTGAGATATCCATAAATTTAGGTCTTCAGCAGCAGCGTCCTCTCTATCTAGGCATTCAATAATAACCCTAGTAGTGTCAATCAGTTTAGAAAGGTTTGGACTATAAATAAAATATATTAATTGTTCTCTTTTATGTCTGTAAAATGTGTTTGGTCTAAATCTAATAAGCCTATCAAATATAATAACTGTTGTATCTGGGTTGTTTCTAATAAATGGAATGTCATTATAAATACCCTCTACGCTATCAGGAACTTGTGCTGGGAAGAAAGGCTGAAATGGCTCTGGTCCAGTTGGCATGAGTGGATTGCCATCAACTCCTTTAAACTTTCTTAATTCTTCAAGAATATAGGCATTTAAAAAAACAGGTGGAAATCCTGTATTATTATTTACACTTATTAGTTCTGCCATAATACTATTCTACACCAATCTTTGCATTAGTAATCCACTTAAAGCCAGTATCAATACCTTTAGATCTGCCCATTCTAGAACCAACTTTAATATTTTTCTTGAAGATTGTTGGTTTTTTAATGTAGTCGTATATTCCACTAGCCCGTAAAAATGATTGTTTAAAATATCTTAACATAAATTCGTCCATAGTTTTTTCAAATGATCCTCTTGCCTGACTTCCTCCAGGATTGGAAATAACTACTGACTTTTTAGTAAATACGGTTTGTCCACCTTCATTAAATACAAGGGCTGGGGATTTTGTAGGTTTAATTGTAACTGGAATTCCATCTTCCATAATCTTCGCTTTATTATAAAATGGTACATTTGAGTCTTTTTTAATAGTTCTTGATTGTTTAAATTTTGAATTAATACTTAGTCCAAGGTTACTAACAGTATAAGTAATATCAAATAATCTTGCACTAGGGCTACCAGATTGATACCACTCATAAACATGTTGAAGGGCTGCTGGGTTTCCTCTTGCTGAAACATCTACATATTTAGCCATTGCATCTATTGTTCCTAAACCTAGATTTTTTAAAAAAATAGTTTTACCTTTTTGGGCACCATCTAAAAATCCATAGGCATATTCAACAATATTGTTCATTTGTTTATCAAAAGCCTTAGTGTTTGTTTTAATTATCATTAGTCTGTTATTGTTTGATTTTCTGTTCTACGTAACAATATTTTAAAATATTCAACAGATCCAAATGGTCCAGTAAAAGGATCTACGGTTGCCACTTCATAAATTGTTCCACGTCCAGACCTTGGTCCTGCTGTTTCTCTATAAATAACTTCATCGTTGGCATTACGGATATTTGTAATTAAAATATTGCTAATTGCATTATCTGTTTGATTTGAAGATACTCTAGGATCTGCCTTTACTCTTGCTATTAGTTTATTTTCATATTGTAAAAATGCTTCTGGTTTAATCTGTTCAGTACCCGCCCCTCCTACAGAGGTAGCATTGCATATAATTGTTCTATCATAAAACCAAGTTCTGCTTGCTTGTCCGTATTGCGTTTGATTTATTATTGGATAATATAAGTCAGCCTTCATTGGATAAAGAAAGTCTGTTGTTGTACAGTCTTCCATTATAATACTCCTGGACGAACAATATTCTCTTTATATTTTTCTAAAATTTTATCTACTAATATGTTTCCAGTACCATCAATAAGACGTTTATCGTATTCAATTTTAAATTGATCAGTACTATAGTTTTTGACATATCTTTTATAGTAATCTAACTTTCCACATTTAATATCATCAATTAACATTAATGTTGCAACTTGGATATCATAAGGAACAACTTTATATCCAGTCTCTAGCAACATAATATAATCTGCTCCTTCTGGAAATGCAACTCCAGGAACAACGGTTTGAGTGTGTCCACTATCATTTGTATCAAACATACTAATAGAATCTGAATATCCTAATGGAATACGTGAATATCTTCGTTCTGCACGATTGATAAAATCAGTTGCCTCTAGTGGATCCTTAGTGATTGCTGTTTTATCTTTAGTAATTAAGAAAGTATAATCTAATAATTCTGCTCCGTCTGCGTTGTCTATATCATAAACTAGTTGTGCATTTTCATATACTTTTAAAATTTTGTGAGTTTTTTTCCAAAGTGGCAGATAATCATTTCCTTGTCCAACAACTTCTAAGTATGTTCTATCATAATAAAATCCACCAACAGCAGCATCAATAATTGCTCTTGCTAATTTTTCATAACTTGTATAAAGTTCTATGTCAGTTGCTGTACCAGATGTAGCCAAAGATGTTGGATCTACGTATGGTCTCATAATTTCTAAATTATCTTGTACTACAATATCACCACGTACAATATTTGCTCCAGAAGATCCACCATCTTCATAGATTGTTAAGGCATACGATTTATCATATTTAACAAAGTTATCATCTAAAGAATAGGTTATTTTTTTACTAGCATTAGATTCAATGGTCTCTTCAATTTCTGTTAATTCTGAAACGTTTTCAATAACAATAATATAGTCAGCATTAGCATCTGGAACTACATAGGTTACAGAAAGTGGATAAGGTGGAAGACGTAGTATTTGCATTTTTATTTACCGTAATATGATGCTACCTCTTCAGGTGGTGCAATTCTTACCAACCTGTGGGTTAACCATTTTTCGGATGCCTCCTTTGAGACTATGTTGTATCCTACCTTAAGAGCACCTAGGTTATCCATGTGTAGGTTTCTTTCTGAGTATAACGCTATTTTATTTTTCATTGTTTTTTCTTTTCCTGCTTCTTCTACAGTTTCTTCTTTTGCTACTGGTGGTATCCAACTAGCCAAAATTTCTAAAATTTCAAGTTTAGTATTTGCTTCAAATAACTCTATATTATTTTTTTTTGCATATGCCTTTAATGCCATTACAGTTTTAGTCGATAATTCTTCTATTGTTAAACTCATAATTCTCCTATGCTTATTTGTAATTATACCAGAATAAGAATAAGGCGGGTAGTTTTTACGCTACCCGCCCTAATATATGATCTTTTAGATCTTAGGAATCAGCACTATCTGAGTCAACATAAGCGACTGCATCTAGTTCTTCCCATTGGATACCAAATCGTACAAATACTGTATATTCGATAGTATCTTTCTTTGGCTTGTATTCACGGTTTACAGTGATGTCTCTTTGGAAACCCCATACACGGTTCTGAGGGAATGTTAAATCAACATAACCTGCAGGGTAGTAAGGAACCTCAAGAACATCTACGCCAAGAACACGAGTTGTGCGTGAGTTGCCAGTAGTCTGTGCACCACCATCAAGGAATGCTTGACGATTTGCTTCAGTGCTTCCTGGACGGTTAGCAAATGCTTCTGCAACTGCATCAGCAAGTGTACCGTTGTTACGAACAATACCAGCAAAAGCATCAGTACCTGCGTAGAACTTAAGGTTTGACTTAAGTGCACGGTACTTACGAGGCATTGCTAATAGCAAGCCTTGCATTACTGATGTTGAGTAGTTGTTGTCTGCAACTGTTGCAGCATATTCGTGAGCAGCATTTCCTACTGTTCCACGAGTTTGCTTAACGAAGCCAGGCATGATAGAAAGAAACGCATCTGCGCCTGTTCCTAGACCATTAATTGCAAGGTCTTCAATATCGTTAGCGAATGCATTGGTCATTAAGCGAACTAAATGATCTTCAAGTGCTCCACCTTCAATATTGTCTTCTAATGCTTCAGTTGATACTTCCCAATCAAGACGAATCTTTTTGGTAGTTAATTCAACCTTTGAGAATGTTGCACCAATGTTTGTGTAATCTGGTGCGCCTTGTGCGGCAGCACGGATAACACGTTCTCCAACGTTAACCTTTTCGATTTCCATTGTATTGGCACGCATTGTAACTTTACGACCATCTTTAGCGAGAACTGTTGCATCCCACACATAGTCGATGAAGCGACGTGCTTGTTCTGGTTGTAGAATACCACCTGCGACGCCTGTTGGTGTTACTGCATTTGCTCCAGATGTTGATCCGAATGCTGCAGTTGCAGTGTTGCCAAGTTGTGATCCTACAGACGCTGCTGCAGAGTCTAAACCAGTAGCACTACCTATGCCACCAGATACGAGTCCGCCTTGAGAGTTAATCTCATTGCCTGCTCCGCCTGATCCTGGGTAGTTCTTTTCTAGGTCTTTATTTTGTTCCGACATTATTTTTCACCTCCTAGTGATTTTATTGCTTAGTTAAATAGGTCGGTTGATGTGAGGAAACGACCGCCCCATAGGGATTTCTGAACTTTTGACGGTTCAAACTGCACGATCTCGCCTAGATCGCCAGACTTGCGGAAAGCGGTGTCTTGTTCTACAAGATCTACTCGCTTACCAAACTCATTAAAAACTCCCTTAACATTTTTTACTTCATCAGATACGGTCTTAACCTCACCTGATACTGTGTCAAGAGACTTACTCAATGCAACAATTTGCTCGTGAAGAGACTTAACGGTTGTTGCTAAATCGCCAAAGGCATTTGTAAGAGAATTCTTGATTTCTGTAACTGCCTCAACAATTACTTCATCAGACTTTGCTACAACAGTTTCAGTTGCAACAACTTCTCCCTCTTCTGTTTTTTCAATAGAAGAATCTGCACTACCATCGCTAGATTTAGCAAGAGCAATTTCTTCAACTGCTGGTGCCTCCTCAGCAACTGCAACAGTTTCTTCAACTGCTACTAGTTGTGCCTCTGGAGCGACCTGTACTTCTTCAACTGCAGTGTCAACCACTGCTTCTGTTGTTTCAGTCATAGGACTAACCTCCTTTGTAATCTTAATTGTACTAATGCCTTTAGCACTATCAACTAAGAACTTTATTGTTTCTGTATTATTTTTGTCTCCCTTTTCAATAAAACCAATGTTTTGCATTGCTTTTCCTGATGTAGGGCTTGTTTCGTTTTCAGACTCTGATACCATAACAATTCCAGTTTCTGAATCCCAAAACACATTTTCAATTTCTGCCTTTGAAAGATATCCACCAACAACATTTTTACCATCTACTTTTTCAATAGATACAATGTTTGCAAATTGATTTGCAGGATTATCAACTAGTGATAACTCAAATAAATCATATTCTTTAATTACACGAATGGTTTTGCTTAGTTCTTCGTTATATGCATCATCCCAATTTTTAATGTTACCGCCAATAGAAAAACCTTTGTAGGTTCCATCTAATACTTTTTCCCATGCATCTTGTGCACCTTTTGAAACATATGCTGAAACATACACTCCACTATAAAACTTTTTAACTGATGGATCAAAATAGCGATCCTCTTTAAATGATACAATTTTTCCAACTGCAGATGGTTGGTGCATCTCACGCAAGTTTCCTCTAAAATTTTTGAATGCTTCTACGCTTGACTCTGTTGTTACAATGTCGCCTTGTTTATCAATATTATCTAAAGTAGCAAAACCAGAAACCATACGACGCTCTACGTCTACTTTACCAATAGGCATTGATAGGCGAACGCTGTCGCCAGTAGTTTCCCAATGAGCCTTATTTATTAACATATCGTTATCCATTATACCAAATTATTTTACAATTATCTCATTTATTGAGATGATCTGCCTTCACCCTGTGCATTACGACCAGATATAGTTGTAGTAGAATCAGAATTGTTATTTGTTCTTTCTGCATCTCTTTGACGGTTCCCTGCCACATTAGCCCTTGTATCTGTTGCCTGTCTTGGAGACATAACAAATGGCTCATCTCCATCTGCTCTTTGTGGAAGGTCTAACTTTTCACGAGCCTCGTTTGGAGTCATAACCTGTGTCTTTACATAACGCTCAATAATTTGAGATTGAGCAATTTCATCTGTAAGGGTTAGTTCGTTAAACTTAAGTTCAAGGATATCTGTCTTTTCACGAATAAGTTTATTGACAACTTTTTCAAGATGCTTTTGTGCTGGACGAGATACTTGCTCTTTAAAGGTACGATCTTGCGATAATGCCGCTGCAATGCCAGAATCTGCTCCACCAAGTTTAGATATTGGGACTTGATGTGCAATTAGGATATCATCACGATTTTGCTTGCGATACTCTTTAAATGATCCTTCTTGAATGCCATTTTCAATTGGCTCCATTTTAAACTCAACCTTATTATTCTCGGTATCTCCAGGAAGTGGGATATAAAGAGTTCTATGTGATTGAGACTTAAGTCCAGTTTGCAAAAATCTAAACATCTTGTCTTCACCGTCAGATGATAATTTTGCACCCTTTAGTGTTACAATGTATCTGGGAACTGCTTTGTTTTCAAAGTAATCAATATTGTATTGTGAGGCTAATTGATCACCAATAAGTGACGGCATAGCAGCAACAATGTCTGGAATACCATAAAATGTATTTAGTGGAGAGTATTCTTTATAATGAATAATCTCATTTGGACGTGCATCATTAGTCATTGGGTTTGGATTTTTAGCACCAAAGTTTCTAAAATAAACTACTGAGTTTCCAATAATCTGAACAAACCCATCATGTAAGCGACGAACACGAACAGTAGTTGCGGGGATATGACCAACGTAGCCAATTTCACCAGTTACTGTTCTACCAATTTCAAGAAATCCATTTCCAGTTGCCTGAACATCTGTGTAAAATTTTTCCATAGTCTTAGTAAATGAGTCGTCATCGTTAAGGTTTTCTAGCCAATCCTTTAACTCAAGTTTCATTCTTTCAATTCTATTACGAGCACGATCAACTGCTGCTTGATCTTGATTCATTTCAAACCTAAGCATTGTTCTATCTGCAATATCAAAACGGTATCCAAGGCCAACTACATTCTCTACCTTAGCATCAATTGCAGCATGGTTAGCAAATGATGTGTCATAGAAGTTGGCTAATTCATACATGTTATATGGTGGAGTAATTACGTCAAATAGTCCGTAACCATTTCTATATACCGTGCCAGGATTAATAGCCTTTGATCCTGCATCTACTCCAAATGGTGTAGAGTTAGCAGAATCTAAATATTCATTTGTTGCATAAGTCATTGCCTTTGTAACATTCCTTGCAGTTTTTCTACGGAAATTTTGTTCTAATCCTGTAAAATCTTTTAATGTATCCCAAGTTTTATTAAATGGATCTTGTTGTGAAAATGGATTGCCATCTTTTTCTTGTGTGTTTAATCCAACTCTTACGTATTCTTCACTCATCGCTACCATACTTATCATAGGTTTGTCGTGCTGCTACCCAAGCACCATGATCATTCATGGAAGGAATTAAACCATTTTTCATTCTATCTAATTGTTCAGAATGCTCTTCCTCGCTAATTCTTGTAAGTCCAGGGACAAATACTGCACTTCCTTCACCATCATCACCATAATGCACGGCAACCTTTTTTAATTCTGAAATTTTTGTAATATCTCCACGCTCTGCTGGAATATTTAATATACTACCTGTACCATCAGTAAACCAAGACCCGTTAGATTTTTTATATACATACAAGCCCCAATTGTAATCTTTTTCTATTACTTTGCGCCGTACGTTACCAACTTTTTTAAGAATTTCATTATCCATAACCATCAGTATACCATATTACACTGCTGATGCGGTATTTATTGACCAGTTTATGTCTTTATATATTTTTATTTTGTCAGAATCTAGGCTTAAGCCATTATTATCATCAAAAATTATTTTATTAGTTCCAAGGTATGTTTTATAAATGTCAGATGGGTCTACACCGTATATGGATGATGACCCTATTACTAAAGCCTGATTCCATGTACTACTAATATAATTGCCCCATGTAAAATTTGTTATTCCGTCTGTTTTAATTTTTAACCAAGGTCTGGTTATTGTTTTTTGAACTTGTTGCAAACTGTTTGCCTGATAATAAGAAATATTATTAAACAAAATTGGACCATTAATATTTATTGCCCCAAGAAAATCACCATAGTCTAGTGGGTTTGTAAAAGATATTCCTAAAGATCCCCATTCTTTAGAGGTTAAAACTGGTTCTCTGACTATGGACCCATTCCAATAATAAACTATATCATTTAATACTTCATTATCTAAAGTACTTTTTGCAAAAATTTTTGCTCTTAAACCAGTATCGCTATCTGCTACTATATAAAATTTTATCGTATTACCTTTATAAATAATTTCAAATAACTCTGTTGGAATGGGTGGAAATTCGTTTTCAGAATATCTAATCCACATTTGAATAGCACTGACTAAATATTCTGATGACAATGTTTTATTTATTGGTAAAGAAATTCCACGACTATTTAAAGACAAAATATCTCCACGCACCTGAATTCCAGAATCTTTTGTTAAATAAAGATATGGCGTGCTTCCTTTATAAATTGTAAAAGGATTTTTTGACTTATAGTCGTAATAAATTCCTGATCGCTTGTAAGGAAATAAATCAATGCCAAATCTAGTTCCAACTGGATTGAATGAATTATCATTAAATGCTTGAGAAGCAATTTCTAATTTATTTAGTAAAACTGGTTTATTTAATATTCCACGGACATTAAATTCTAGGTAATAAACAATTGCTAAATCATTAAAATCAATAGTTTTTGTTGGATAAATAAGTGCATTGTTAATAACTTCAAACTTTGTAGTTTCCCAATTTGGATGCTCGTCAATATCTACAATTGAATCACGAGATACTGGCTCAAGTGTTGTAAAATTACTATCAAGCAAATTTGCTCCATTTTGTATATATTGCAATGTTACATAACTTTTAATTACAGAATTTGAAGTATCATACTTATATATTTTTTTAGCATTTTGCAATACATCTAAATAATTATTCCAGCCAGTTAGCAATTGATTGTCAAAGTCATAATATGTTTTTTGTACTGGCTGATAATATGTTTTATATAAATCTTTGTATGTCCAAGATGAAACTGTTTCTTCTTCTATTAAATTTGTTGGAGATGGAGATCCGATATTAAATTGTAAAAAATCTAAATCATAAATTTGATTACCAGAACTATCAGATACATATTGTGCAAAATAAGATAATGGAAGGTAATCTTGCCACGATCCAGAAACTCCTATATCTAAAAAGTATTTTCCATAAGATTCTAGTGGCAAAAGAGTATAACTTGCTAAATGCTCAACTAATGCAATTGCATTTTCTTCCTCTATAACCCCACTTACAGATAAATCATCAAATATTGCAATGCCATCGTTATTAAAATAATTAGAAATTAACAAAGAATTTTTTAATGTTGAAAAACCAACTGAATAAATTCTTCCTAAAAATGTTTTAGATAGTGATCCGTCACCACCAATGTATAATTTTAAAAAACTTCTATTACCAAAAAAGGCAGCAAGATTTCCGCCATAGGTATTTACTAAAGAATTTATATTAATTCCAGCAGAGAATAGTTGATTGTTTTCAATTATTTCTGAAGTATAAATATTTTCATTTACTCCATTATAATTTAAAACATAAGAAATTACATCATTATTTTGTTCAATTAAAAAATAGTTTCCATTAATTGAGTTATAAATTTTAAATAATGTCTGAACAGAATCAAGATTGTTATTACTAAAGACTCCATAAAAATTAGTAATTTGACTATTTAAAATATTAAAATTATTAAAATTAAAATAACAAATTTTTGTATTCCACGAATTATTTGGTCTAAAAGTAATAAATTTATAATTATTTGTTGGGCCAGACTCTTCATCTTGAATTAACTCATTGTCAGAATATAGTTGTTCAATAGTTTTATCTGATGTATATATTTCTGGCAAGTTGTATTGTGGAGTTCTTAATGTTTTTTGTGTAGTTGTTAAGTTATCAAAAGATCCTTGTTGCCATTCAGCAAAATCTGGATAATTGTAATTGGCTGTATAATCTGCAAACTGATAATCAATAAATGCTGTAGTACCTGCATATGCTGAGTTAATTCCTTCTGGAGATACCACTCCTTGTCCATATACCCATCTTCTTTTTGTAACACTTATTGGAACCTGGTATGAATATATTGCAATACAATCAATATTTATAGGATTTATATCTTCATAAGAATAAAATCCTAACCAATCTTGACTTTTATTTAATTCGTTATATTCTTCTGGTAATTGCAATTTACTTGTTTCTATATTTAACAGTGCAACTTCTTCACCATTAACAACCAATGTAGCAGAATTATTGGTTAATCTTATTTGAATAAGCATTGGTCTAAACCATTCACCAACAAAGTGTGAAGCAAAACTGTTATCAATTTTTAAAGTTAGAAATCCATTATCTACATAAAGTCCATCATCTGAAGCAATTGGACCAAATATTTTTTTAGATATTGAAGAATCAGAGTTTATTTTTAACCAAAACTCTACAGTATAGTTTTTATATTGACCAACTTTATTTAAAAACCCTTTACCTGGAATAATTAAAGATGGCTCTTCGTTTGGATTTGGAGTAATTGTTGTAACATTTGATGATCCATAAACTAGTGGGATGCTAGTATTTTTTGCAAGCAATCTATTATTTGCAACCAATAAATAAGCAACATCTTCAGATAAGCCATATGCTGAATAAGGTACTGCTTGTGTTGAACTTAATGCTATTGTTGATGGTAATGAAGTTGGTGTTAGTCCAAGTGATGAATAGTTAAACTCTTCAGACCATTGACCAACACTGACTCCATTTATATAATATAAATAGTCTAAAGGAGTTGTTCCACCACTTTTTGATGTAATTTTTATAACTACCCGTAAATCTGTATTTTCTGTAACAACCTCAAATGTTTCAGAAATAAAAATCCATTTTTTTGTAGACGTTATTGGATATGTTTTTAATTTTTGAACTATAGATGCAGTTGTTGTATCGGTATATTCAAAACCAATAGAAACGGATTCTGCTGACTCACTATCAATATATATATGACTTCCTATGCAAAAAGTACCCATATCACTATTTAAATTTGAAAAATTTATTAAATCTGGGCTAATACAAACAATATTCCCTGTGCTAGAAACAGGAACGCTACCCAATAACTTATTTACTTCTACTGTAGAAAATGGAGCGTTAACATCTGATGTTTCTAGAGATGCATTTCCTCCAGTTACCGTCCAATAACTATTTATATCTTGATAATCTAAATCTATTAAACTAATGTAGTCAATTGCACCATCCAGGGCCCACAAGGCTAGTGGGTGTTCTGCAAATATTTTTTCTGCATACAAGTTTGATGGGGTAGACATAGTTCTCCTATCCCCTTATTATAGCAGGGAGAGAACTAATATAATTTAATTTCGCATGCGTCTGTTGAGCAGTATTTTTCAGATTCAGCATCAAGATTATCTTTGCCATCATAAATAGCAGACCAATCAATTTTACCAATTGTTCCAACATACGAGTTATACTCTTCTTTTGTTATTTGGGTATATGGCTGTTGAGGATATGTTTGATTACCCATTGGTAAAAATGATACTGCCTTAAGTTGACCTTCGTACATATGAAGTGCTGGAGCAACATGTTTAGTTTCTAACTCTTTATCAAATGAAAGAGTTACAGATACTCCATTATCAGACCAATATTTTTGAGCAGTTGCTGCCAAACCAATTTTTTCAAAAAGACTTACATCTTTTTCAGATCTTGGATGTCCAGATGCTACTGGGAAATATACAACTGATGTGTTTGCTGATACTAGATCTGCTTCAATTTTATACCCTGCTGCTTTAAATAAATGAAGCATTGGGTCTGTATTTCCAAACCTAATAGCACGAAGATAGAATGCTCCTCCAGGACCCCAATGAACTCCAGGTGTTGCGCCAGAAAGTAGTGACACAGAGCCAGAAGGTTTAACGGTAGTTACACGAATTGACTCACGTACACATAGCCATTCTGAGTATGAGTGATCGTATGCACGAATTTTTTTATAACCTTCGTCCATCCATTCACGAATTACTGGAATACCTTTTGTATCTGCAAATGACGCAATGCCAGTCAAAGATGTTCCAATACGACGATTACGTTGCATAATTCCATTTGTGGTTTGCCAATGTGTTGGCATTAATGTAACGGTTTTGCCATATAGGTATGCAAACTTTAATGTACGAAGAAAGTCTTCTTTGTCTTCATGACGATTCAAATGAACTTCTACAAGTGTGCATAGTTCATAACTTTCCAATGGCTGTTCAGCACAAGGGTTAAACCCCATAACACGAGAATCTTTATAGTCTGGAGCGTCTGCTAATCTTCCATACTCTCTAGCAACATCTAGCCAAATAAATCCTGGCTCTCCATTATCTGCAATTAAGTTAACATAATCTTCATACTTTGTTCCAACTTCTGCAGAGATAGAGTTATTGGACATCCAAGCCCATCCTGGATTTTTTGAATCAAATGAATTTCTATCTGGAAAAACCTCTGCATTTTTTAAATTAATAAAATCTTTATCTTCTGGCATTCCTAAAGCCAAGGTAGCAGAACGACGAACATTTCCAGAAACAACACATGTACCAATAAGATTTATAATATCTACAATTGCACGAGAGTCAAGTTTTTCTCCTGCTCTGCCACCAATGACTGTGTTGATTTTATCGTGTAGTGCAATGAGTGGTGCTGGACCGCTAGCAACCCCTCCAAAGCCTTTTATAGGGGCACCTAGAGGACGGATAAGGTCATAGTTAAACTTTTGTATAGCCTGATTAGGACGTAAATATGAGTTTAAAAGCATTCTGACAGAATCTACCCAGCCTTCGCGGGTGTCTGGAATTTCCCATACATTTTCTGGTTCTGTAGGAGTGTAAATCATCATTTCTTTGTCTTGACCAACGGTATCAAAACCAACTCCAATACCAAGCATTAATGCATCCATTACCCAAGCGAATAGGGCTCCTGGATCATTACGATCAATATCACGAGTAGATACCATTGCACAATTTTGCAATGAAGCAGAGTTGCGCTTTTCCATAGTCATAGGAGTTCCAAATGCCCATAAGCCACGACCTGGCGGAGTCCACTTTAGTTCAAACATTCTTTGAAAGGCTTCTTGAGCAGATTTTTGTGCTTTATTGTCATTCCATGGAAGACGATTATCTTTAGCATGATTCTTTTGTACTGAGTACATACCTTCAATTACTCTACGACATACTTCATGCCAGCGTTCTTTTGTACCGTCTTCTTTCATGCGTGAATAGGTACGTATAAAGGTTATCTCACCAAGAGAATTTGATCCAGCATCTGAGAATCCAAATGGAGGCTCTACATCTTTATATTTTGTTACAAAATCTTCTAATAAACGAAAAGAAAATACGTCTGACATTTCATTACCTTTCAAAAATTAACCTGAGTACTTTTAGTTTTATAAAGTACTCCAAAGTATACCATGTTTTACAATCAAGATTAACTATAAAACAAAAAGTCTATATCTTATCTTAATCTTTAGTCTTTTTAAATTTTAATAAAATATAGAATTATTTATTAATTTAAAATACCCCATTCTTTTCTTTTTTCTTCTAACATAATCTCATAATTTTTTGATATTTTATCAATTAATTCTTTTGCATTTTTATTAATAAAATTTTCAACAAGATTTTTTGTTAACTGGTATTCTTCAGAATTTTGTTCTTCAATTGGATATGAGTGATTTGTGGGATAAGCGTCTAATGTAACTCTAAGTAAATCTGTTTTTTCTAAAGTTTTTATAACTTCATTTTTATTAAATTTTATTGTTTTAGTTTTTACATTGTTTTTATTCACTAATAAATTAAAAATTTTTTCTTCATTGTTATTAAAAATTTCTATTGGAACATTTATTACATTTATATATATTTTATTTAAATTAAAATATAACATAAAATTATATATTTCATTAAAAAGATAAAGTTTGTTATATGACAATTCAATAAAATTTTTATCTGTCATCATTAAAGAAGAAACAATTGCTAAAAAAGTTTTACGTAATGGAACAATATGTATAACATTTTTATTATGTAAATATATACCATCAATAGAATACATTGTTGGATTGTGCAGTCTTTTCCACCGAATATGAACAATAGAATTTCGATTAAGTGTCATAAAATAAAAACACTGTCTTGTGTAGTTTGTTGAACACCTTCTTGGTCCATCTATAAAAAATATTTTATTTGATGCTTTTTGTGTTTTTTTAATAAAATTATTATAGTTCTCGATTTCCATTTTATGTAAAGGTTATTCTTTTTTTAATGTATAACATACGTTTAAAACACACCTAAATTGTTTTTTATTTGTTGTGTGATTAGAGTGAAATTGATGTCCATTAAATCTTACAGCCTTACCTGCTTTAGGAGAAATTCTTTTTATTATTTTTGCATCATCTAAATTGTCTCCAAGCCATTTATCATAAAAAACAGTGTCGCCATCAACATCATGAAGATAATATAAAAATACATCATGTTTTAAAATTGTATCAACATGTGCATAGTGTAAATTGTTTTCATTATCTGTTCCAGTAATGGCTATTCTTGATCTTAAAATTTTATCATATTTTATATTATGTTTATTACAAAATTTATCAAAAATATCTTTAAAATCTTTTAACTCTAAATCACCTAAAACCATAAAAAATGGTTTAGAGTCTTTGTTATTAAACGCCAAAGGTGTTTGTGCATATGGAAATACTTCTGAATATTTATCATTAATAATTTCAATACCATTAGTTACCCTCCATTTTGGCAATGGGGTTTCTTTATATCCATTATTTGTAAATATTTTTTCAATAAACTGCATTTGATCATTTTTTGTTAAAAAATTATCATCTTCTATAATATACTCTTCTGATTTATTAAAATTTTCCATAATATTCTCCTTTGTTAATTATACTCTACTCTTGTCCAGTAGAATATCTTTTATTTTCTTCTGTTAAGTTATGATACCAATTTGGTAACGCATATCTTGGACCTTTTGTTACTGGATAAACTTCGTGAACATATAAAAAATTTGATGGAAAAAATAAGATACTTCCAGCCTTTGGTTTAAATTTTATTCCAGAATGTCTGAATTCAATCTCTCCTCCCTCATAATCATCATTTAAATAAAGAAGTACAGATAGAACACGGCTACTAACACCTTGATCTTGATGTGCTGGAAGATGTCCAGATTTATCATATTTTAATATATGCATAGTTTCTTCTCTAGATTTAATGACTCTACCAGCAAATGGGTACAATGTGTTTGAATAATGATCTAAAGTTTTTTCTAATGCCCCAAATAACTCAGAAGAAATTTTTACTTGTTCTTTAAAATATGGATCTTGTTTAGAGATATCTTTAACCTGTGGAATAAATTTTTGCCAACAAAACATTAACTGGTCATCACCTTCTCCATAAGTCCATTTAATCCATGGCTTTATGCTAGTATTTTTTTCTTGTTTATCATTTAAATAGCGTAACTCAAGTTTTTCTATTTCTTTTATAATTTCTTGAGGATTATCAATTATATTTTTATAATAAACAAGTCCAAGATCTAAAATTTCAAAATCAAAGTTTTGTAAGTGGGTGCTCATGAGCCATCCATCTAGTAGTTTCACCATTAACTAAAAAATCTGGATCTGCATTTTTAGGCATACTTGTGTGCATGTACAATGCTGTTTGTCTTATTCCAGATGTTACTGTTGTAATTCCGTGAAAATATTCAGTGCCAGAACTTGGAAAAAATACTGCAGAATATTGTTTTGGCTCATAAACAAAATTTTGATTTGGAAAATATATTTTTCCACCAGTATATTCTGATTCATTATTTAAATATATTATTGTACTAAACTCAATCCATGGCTCTGGGTCTTGTGCATCTATGTGTAGTCCACCCTTTGTTCCTTCAGTCCAAATAGAACCAAATGCCTTAAATGTGTAAATTGGATTAACAAAACCGTTAAGTTCTTTGTGTTTATTATTTGATAGAATAGAATATTTTTTTAATATATCCATAACTCTTTTGTTATATGGAAAAGCGGTACCACCATATCTTTCTTTATAGTATTCTGGATATGGATTTATTTCGGATGGATTTTTTTGTTCATTAATTAATGCAGTTGCATCATCTTTATTTATAAAATTTTCTACTACCGTAATTCTATGCATATTGCCTCCTTATTTAATCTCTATTTTTTTTATTTTACTATGAAACCTTGTTGCATCTGGAGTATCTATTGTATACCTTATTTTATTGTATAGAACATCATCAGTATCAAATGGTAAAAGTTTTAAATTTGATAAATCAAGATTATGATATTTTTCAAACTTTTCAGATTTAATTGTTTTATTTTTTATTAATAATAATAGTTTATTATATCCATGATATTTTGAATATGCTATATATTTTTCATCTTGGATTATTTTATCATAAAAAGAACTTTTCATACTTTTTATTTTAAATCCAATCTCAGTAAATAAAATTGACAACAACAGGTTGTCGCCATTCTTTTTTAAAAAATTTAATTTTGGAAAAAAAACTGAGTCTATCATTTTTAAAAAAATAAAATCTTCGCTTATCCATTGTGATTGTGATACATAATCACATATTTTATTTTCTGTTAAAATAAAAAATTTATTAATTTTTAAAGACACTAAATCTTTTCCAGATACTATATTTAAATTTTCACATTCTTTTATTAATTCATTATCCCAACCTAAATTAAAAATAGTTGAGTCAGAAATTGATAAAAAATAATCAAACTTATTAGATAAACTTTCTAATCTATAATCATAAATACTTTTTCTGTCATCCCATTTTATATGTTTATAATTTATGTTGCTTTTTTTATTAAAAAGTTCTGATCTATCTATTGTGTTTTGATCATAAACATCAATAACAACTTCATTAAAAGCATTTTTTTGTAAATTTTCACAAAAACTTAACAAACCTTTGTTTTTATAAGAATAAACAAAAACTTTAATCTTCATTATATTAAAGGAATCCAATGTTGCTCTGATGCTTTATCTCTGATTAAAGCCTTTAATGGATAAATGTCATACGCTAATGTTATTCTTGGACCTTCCCAGTCCCAATCCCCCATAGCATGTGGATGTCCCATTTCTGAAATAACCAATCTATTATTTTTATTAATATTTTCTTTTATATTGTTTTCATTGTCATCAATCTTATAATATGTTATTGATGGTTCTGACTTTATAGAATAATACCCGTGAAAATATGGTGCCCAAGGTCCGCCATGTTCGTGCCAACCAAGTTTTCCAGTATGATTATAATTAATATTAAACCATCCCTGTACCATATATTGCTGTTCTTCAAAATTAATTTCATAATATTCACATGCTTCTAACACCGTATCTTTTACAGCCTTAAAAACATTATAAATTTCTATATTATTAAATTGAAAAACATTATAGTCTTTCCATTTCATTGTTGAAAGACTGCCAGATTCTGCCCAAATTGTTTCTTTTTTAGTACTTACTCCTGGAACTTTTCCATTTTCTATATCAGAATATTGTTTGATTAAATAATTTGATAAACTATCTAAATCATTATTAAGATATCTTTCAAAAAATTTATGAGGCTTGTCATAAACTTTAGGCTTTTTATAAAATTGACCATCCATATTAGTATTCCTTCCTTTGCCAAGTAGTTTTTTTATAATGTGCAGTTATATGTGTTCTTCTTTTTTCTTCACGTATTTTATGTTTTAGAAGTGACTCTTTTGAATAGTCTATTTCTAAATTCCAAACCTCTCTTTTAATTGGTATCATTTGAAATACAGGAGTTCCCTTTTTTATTTTTCCAATAAAATTTTTTTTAATAAAAAATGGAATAAATACTGGTAGTGCCCATATATCAGAATCAACAATACCAGATGTTACGTAAAATGGCAAATCTGGCCTATTTAATGGGTGAGTAATTAAAGTTGAATAATTTTTTGGAGTTTCCCAATAATAGTTCATTTTAACACCAAACTGTATTGGGTGACAATCTTCAGGTATTGCCATATCTACTGAAGGTCGTATATCCATTAAATTAGAATTTTGATCCCACGATATAGATGGTTTTCCATTTTCATTAATATCAACTAAAACATCATTTTCTAATAAATACATATATCCTGATGCCATAGCATCAAAAAATGGCAAACAAAGTTTTGTTGAAACATCTGATCCGTCTGATCCTCGATCATTTACTGGATTTAAATCTTCTAAACTATGACTAGTCCCACCCTTATATCCAGCCAAATCTTTATACCATTCTGGAATAACTGATACAGATTTTGTTGGAGCAGTTTCAGAATTTTTAGTGCTATTAGGATTACTAGGAATAAACTTAAATGTTTGACTCATATTCTTCAATAATCCTTTCTGATATATCACTATTTTTAATTATTATATCATAAATAGGTGTTCCAACATTAACTATACCATAGTTTTCTGTTTTCATGTGTGGCCCGTGTTTTTTTATTGTAAAATCAACAAAAGGTGTATTAATAAAGTTATTGTCAAAATTTCTTTTAGAAAAAGTTATTGATTTTGTATAAATATCAAAAACTAAACTATTTGTTTGAATCAAAAAACTTTCTTCAGATTCTATGGTCCAAGGTACGTAAAACCTATAAACTGGATTATTATTTAAACTATTATATATATTTTTTGATGGATAAAACTGTCTTTGCCAACATTTATCAAGCATATATAAATATTTTTTTTTGTATTCAACCCAAATTTCTGCATGCGTTTTTTGTTTTAAAATTATTCCAGCATTAGTTTTAATTAATTCTGGCCTAGGATAAAAATATTCAACATATGGATTAACTGGTACTAAAACTTTATTTTTATAACCCATATCTTTTAATAAACCACTATTAGAAAACTCTGATATTATTTTTGATTCTGCAACTAATGTACTAAAATCTTTTTCTGCAGAATTAATCCAATATTTAGAGCCAAGTATATTATTTTTTGCAAGTAAAACTGTCATTATGAATATATATTTTCATAAGGATTGAACTTAAATATTATATTTGTTATAAATTCATTATCATTAAATTTTTTAAATTTTCTTGAATGCTTTTGTTGTTTGCCACAAAAAATAAGTGCTTGGTTATCTAATAAGGTATATTCTTTGCCTTCTATAGAAAGTGCCCAGTCAGTATTTGATTCTAATTGGTAATCAATCATAATTGTATCTTTATGCTCTGTTGAATCTATATGCTCTGTAAGTTTTGGATTTCCTAAATTTTTATTATATGAGATTACAGTTGCATTATCAATATACTTATAGTTTAATAAATTATTTTCTATAAGTTTTTGTGATATTTCATTTATTATTTTTTTAGGTATTATCAAATTTCTTAAATCTGTTCTTGCAAAATCTGTTCTTACAAACCCAACAGTATCTATATTTTTTTGTAAAAATTCTTTATTATTTTTTTGTGAATAATATTTTTCATAAGTCATCCAAATATTTTTTTCATTTAAATTTAAGTCAATTATACTTTTTAATAAAGTAATGCTATCTTTTGTCAATAATTCATTTATTACTATATTTTTCATTTATATTTTTTATTTTTCCAAAATAAAGTTTTATACCCAGAATTAAATACCGTTCTTATGTGATACCTTTGTTCATCTAACTTAATATTAATATCTGTGTCTTTAATAATTTCATGCGAAAAATCTTCTCTTTTAAATGGTATTACTTGTAATAAGGGTGTTCCTTTTTTAACTATCCCCTTATAGTTTTTTTTAACAAAAAATGAAAATAAACCAGTTGGATAAAATTCATCAGTATCTATGACTCCTGGAACAGCCATAAGTGGAGATGAGTCGCTAAGCATTGGATTCATAAAAAGACAACTATATCCTGGCTGTGTTTTTATTAACCAAATCATATTTAATCTTAATAAATCTTTTACATAAAAATCTGGATCAATGGGCATTTTATCAAATTGTTCTCTAAGATGGCTCCCAGTTAATGGGTATCTAGGTGAAACTTTTCCAGCAACATCAAATTTTAAAGTTTCTCCATCTAATGTATCTATATAAATATCGCATGGGGCTTTTAATGTGTACCCCATTGATAAAACATCAAATATTGCTTGACACTTTTTAATTGTTAATTTTTGATTACCATTTTCTGGTGTTTTATCATTATCCATATACGATAATTGCAACTTATACCATTCTGGAATATTCTTTGATAGTGGTTCTGGCTCTGGAAAAGCATTTTCCATTTTAGGAAGAGAAGATGTAAAAGTAACAATACTTTCTATATTAATGTTTTGTTTTTCATTACTCATCTTACCCCCAATTTATATAATTATATCATATAACAATTAGTGAGGCAAAGACTCCATAACAAGCATTTGTTCCGTAAAGAAGTTATCGTGTGGTTCACAGTGAATTGAAATGTTGGCATTTTCAACATTAACATCTTCAACAACTTCAATATCTACGAAGCCATTTTCTTCAAAAGAATATCTTTGATATGTAGTATCAATTAAGTCTACTTTAGTATATTTTATAACATCATCTTTTTTAG